TAATAATACTAATAATAATAATACTAATAATAATAATACTAATAATAATAATACTAATAATAATAATACTAATAATAATAATACTAATAATAATAATACTAATAATAATAATAATAATACTAATAATAATAATAATAATAATAATAATAATACTAATAATAATAATAATAATAATAGACGTGATAGACGTAATACACAACAAAGAACAAATAATATGGGAAGAATAGTCTTAAATGATAGACCGTATATAATTGATTCAATTAGTCAATTTACAGTCCCAAGAAGAAGTCAAAATAATAATAATAATAATAATAATGATGATAGTTTTACAAGATTATTTGATAGTTTTATGCAACCGGTTGATGTTTATCCTACTCAATCGCAAATTGAAGCTGCTTCCAGAATTGTACGTTACTGTGATATAATTAGACCACTTAATAATCAATGTCCTATTTCTCTCGATGGTTTTAATGATAATGATATGGTAACTGTTATTAGACCTTGTGGACACATATTTAATTCAGAACACATTTATAATTGGTTTAGAACAAATTGTCGCTGTCCAGTTTGTAGATATGATATAAGAGATTATAATTCTAATGCTTCAACTGAATTTTTTTCAAATGAGCCGTCGATCAATGCGGCCTCTAATTATTATATAAATAATGCCAATAATATTAATAATGAAGCTAATAATGATAGAAGTAGACAATATTCAATTAATGATAATTTAGTTGATTCTATAACAGATGTATCTGGAAATTATATAAATGATGATTTTAGCAATACAACTATTACAAATTATTTGCTAAACGTTTTACATCAATCACGTAACTGATAAAATATATAAATACGATATAAAGATTTATTTATTATTATGTTAGTTGACTATGAAAGTAATAAAATCAAAAATTATTTTAAATAATGATGAAAGTGATTCAGATTCAGAAACAGAGTTAGAGAGAAATATAAAAAATGATTTGGAACTTGATAAAGTATCAAAAGGTGCATATTTAGAAAAAATTTATAACATTATTTATTGGTTTGGTTCTTTTATTTTAAGGACATCAATATTATTTTTTAAAGTATCAGGTATTTATTTGGTGTGGATATGTTTACATTATTGTTCGTCTCATTTATATGTTAAATTATGCGTGCCAAACACGCTTATAGGATTTATCATGTCGCCGTTTATGATATCTACACCACATTGCCAAGGTCTTAGATGGATTGTTTATAACGCATCTAATGTAATTAATAATATGTGGTTGCTTGTTGGTGCATGGATATACTCATTCATATGGATTTTTAACAATAATCATAATGAGTCAACACGATTATGATTATAATATTTATTAAAAATAATATAAAGATTACACCTTATATATAAATAATAATAAAGAATGGCAACTAACTATGAAAAAGCAACTAGATACGGAAATAAATGGACCGTTAATGAAATTTTATCACTTCAAAGAGAATTTGAGCTTTTATGTTGGTCGATTGATGATATCGCAGCTAATCATAAGAGAACGCCTAATGCTATTATGTTTAAGCTAGACCAAGAAAAATTCGCTGATTATAATGTACTTTATGATAATTATCATAACTTAAAAGCACATATTCCTATTAATAAAGAAACTCGTCAAGCAAGACATACTGAAACTTTATTAAGAGGTTCTAGTGAATCTTCTGATTATGAAGATGATGAAAATGATGAAGATTACGTTGATAATGCTGACGATGAGGACGAAGATGATGATGAGGATGAAGACGAGATTGCTGATTTATATGAACGAGTTACTAATCTTGAGTCAGGAATTGATGAGATTAAAAATATGTTAAAGTCAATAATTTCAAACAGCGTTCCTGCATGTGGAATTAAAGATTGTAAAATGTCAAGTTGTGCTAATCTCTAAAAAAATAATAAATAAAAAATTTTTAAATTAATAATTTTTTATTTTAATTACATTTCAAATACTTATTTGCCTTTGCCAAAATATTTTGTAATGCTTTGAACACCTTCTTTATCATTATTTGTTATTCTCAAATATTCATCAAATAACAACAATTTAATTTCTTTGCATCTCATATCCTCTAGTTTTTCCATAAATTTATTGTCGTCAGTAGCGTATTCTTTTTTAAGAGTTTCAACATCCTTTTTATACTTAAGTAACTTAGGTCTTTTATTTTGCATTAACCATATTTTCTCAAGAACTAATGCAAACACCTGTTGAACTGGTTTCATAATTTGGTTTGTTATATAAAACGAATAGTCTATATGTAATTTATTTTCTATTATAAAAGACGGTGTCTCGATTTTGTCACCTTGTAATAACTTTTTACACGCGACTGAAATATAAACAAAAGGTATTCTATCACCTGAACTTGGTTTATTTCCCGGATCTCTTGCTGTAATTCTATCTGATAATACTTTGTGAGCAATTCCCTTTGGATTTTTATAGCCTGAACGTAATGATTTTGTTATTATTAATTTATCCATTGGGCATTTCTCGTCAACAATATTTTGTAATGAAATTTTTAGAAATTGAATTGCCTCTTGAATATTTTGTTTCTTCATAAGAATATCAATAATACCTCCATAAATATCTTTGACAATTGGAGCGTTATCTCTTCTCTTTAATACAATACCCATTTCTTTTCTCTTACACTTATTTGGGTCTTTTTCATAGAGCATGCCAACATATCTTTTCTTTGATAGCAAACAGAATGGCATAAACGTTTTCTCATACTCAAAATCATGCGGACCTTTTAAAAATCTGGCTGCTATATCACCTGCTTGTTGCGCTAATTCAATTGTTATTTCAAGAGCCTTTTTCCCTCGAATTGGGTCGCCATTTAAATCTTCTAAATTAAAAGTATAAAATACTGAATCCGTGTCACCATATATGTACTCAGCCTTAGTTCTTATGAGACCATGACTTGATGTGTCGCAAATATGATTGCCATAACATTCTTCAATAATTCTCTTTCCATATGTTAATAGCTTACGACCAACTGCAGTTGTACATGCCGCAATATCTTTTTCATAGAATGAACTAGTTTTGGCACCACAACCACCATATAATGAATTTGCAGTGACCTTATAACCAAGTTGACGCTGTTCTAAAACTTGTTTCATAAACTCATCTGTTTGACCAGGTATCATTGTTCTAGTATCTTTTCTTGCTTTTAATAATTTCTTTAAAATAGCTGGCATAATAGCCGATTCACCGTCAGCAAATTGAGCAAATCTACATATTTTATAACCACATTTTATTTTTTCTGATGCAGCCTTTGGGTGTTTTCTGAAATATCTATAAGCATCATACGATACATCAACATATTCATAATCAGGTAAATTATCATAAATATAATTACCATTCTCGTCTTTTTCACCATATTCCTCTATAAGATTTCCTGCTAGATCATATTCACGTGTCCATACCTTACTATCGTGTGACAAATTTTCACTAATCATTGAACTAGGATATAACGAAGCATAATCATTACATGCTACAGGATTATCAAGATACAAATCACATTTTGGCGGTAAAACAATAGCACCTTCGTAACCTTCATCAATATCTCCTTTTTCAATAACAGGAATAAGAGTCTTAATTTGTCTACATTCATTTGCAATTAAACTCTGAAGCTTTATACTTTGACCTCGCATAACTAGGAAATTAATTGGCACACTGCAAATCTTTGCCATCTCTATAAAACCAGTTAAAACGTCTGATTTGTTAAATAGATAATGAACTAAGTTGCAATCCTGAATACAGTATTTTGCGATAATTGATCTATCGTCAGCTGAACCATTTGTCATTCTAAAAATATCCTTAGGAGTTACATCGTCCTTAGCTAAACACCATCTTATTTTTTTACTAAAATCTGGATTTATTACACCATTAATTTTGAATGTATTTGTTTCTCTATTAACTGAAGTGACTAAATACTTCGCACCATCATCATAATAATCAACAGAATGACCAATTTCTTCAATATGGATATAACTTCCAATCAATAAACCTGTTAAATTACTTGTAGATATTTCAGATTCTAATTCATCATGCTTTATGTCTTTTATAAAATCGCCAATAAAATTTCCTGCAACGTAATCTAATTTATAACTAGATAAATTTTCAGTTTTTCTATAAAAGTTATATAAATCAACTTGAAGTCTACCATTCATTTTAATGAATCTTAAATCATGTTGACCGCTTGCAATATGAATAGTACTTTCTTCAATCTTATATTTATCTGTATCTTTATCTTTTGTACCACATATTTCATCTTTATTTCTAGATAGCTTCAGAAATTCTTCAACACAGTCGTTTTCTTCTGCTCGTCGAAACATAAATTCATAATCAAACCCAAATATGTTATAACCAATTACAATATCTGGATTTTCTTTTTGAACTAATTTTTGCCAAGCGAGCAATATTTCTTTTTCTGAACCATATGATTCTATAACTGAATTATCTACTGGAATTTTTGAACAAGTATTCAAGACAACACAATGATTAAAATATGGATCTTTATTACCATAATTCATAAACGTTGAGCCAATAAACGTTACCTTATCGCCTTCCAATTTAGGAAATATAGAATTTAATGAAATATTTAGCTCATTTAATTTCCCTTCACGTTCATATTTTTTATCAAGTAACACGTCTACTATTGTAGCAGTTTTATCTGTATATTCTTTAATATAATTATTGTAATTTTTATTATAATTATTGCCTTCAATTTCCTCACCTGATTTTTCATTGCCTTCACCTTCTCCGTCACCTTCTACATTTGCTTCTGACGCCATTCTTTCAAACATTGATTCTATTGAATTAGCCTCATTAAATTCTTGTGATTTTTTAATACTTCTAACCTTACATGCAAGCCATCTATTAATGAGTCCTAATATAATTTCTTTTGAACCAGGATGTTTTTTTGGATATACTAAATCAATTTCTGACATATTTTCGTAACCGAACGCAGTGAGAATTATTTTTGTTAGAATATCTTTAATTCTATTTTTGTCACAATGTTCATTATTATTTTCTAAATACTCAACAATATTAGTTGCAAGTTTCTTATATGTTTTTATCGGTACAGGAAAATCACCGTGACTACTGCTAGCTTCAATATCAAAACTCATAATTTTATAAGGAACTCTGGTTTCTTTTTCATTCAATGAAATTATATTTTTAATATTTGTTAAAAACTCGTAATCACAGTTTACAGTCTTTGTGTCACCCTTTCTTTCAATTGTTTTTTTACACGGAATAGCTATCCAACCAGATGGACTAATATTTTTAATATGAAAGAAACGCAAAAGAGGTGGGATATTTGCTTCATATAATTTTATGTCAGTATTATAATAATTATAACCATCTTTAAAAAGAATGTGACCAGATTGATAATCAGAATACCATAAATTTTTTGCTTTATTGAATGCATTCAAACTAGCAAATTCAATAAATATAAATTTGTGCTCTTTTTTATTATCGAACCCGTATAATTTTTTTCTTCTTATTATTTTTGACTCTGTAATAGAGTCTTTATAATATTTACCCATCTTTTCTTTCAAATGTAAAATAAATTGTTCTTTCATAGAAATTGTCCAAGTATCATTTACCATCACATAAAAGAATGGTCTAAAACCATCAACTGTAACTGAATACGTCTTGCCATATTCGTCAACTCCAAACATTTGAATCATGAATGCATTATTATCCTTAAAATTGTTTTCCGCGCCATTATCTCGTGACGAGTCGTACGCATTGTAAACGTTGTAATCAAATACTCTAAAAATGTGTTCCATTTTGTTATTTATAATTTATAAAATATGTTTATTTCGTTTTAAAATTATCAATTTTAAAATAAAATAAAATAAATATGTTTTAATATATTTATTTTATTTTATTAAAATATATTAAAATATATTTAATTTATTATATATGAGCAATAATCCTATTTCAGCAATTGCAGTTTTTTTTAGTCAAATAAATAATAATATAAATGGATATGTTAAATTTACTGAAAATTTAAAGGACAATAATATTAAGATAGAATTATTTATAACAGGATTAAAACCCAATAGCTTACATGGTTTTCATGTCCATGAGGCAGGTGATTTAACCGATAAATGCACAAGTATGTGCGCACATTTTAACCCATATTATAAAAATCATGGTTGTCCAGGTGTAAAAGAAAGGCATGTTGGAGATTTGGGAAATATTAAAACCACTTCTAAAGGCGATGCAAAATATTCGTTTTACGATGATTGTATAAAACTTAGAGGTATAAAATGTAATATTATTGGAAGAGGATTAATTATTCATGAAGATACGGACGATTGTGGATTAGGTGAAAATTCTGAAAGTTTAAAGACTGGAAATGCTGGAAAAAGATTGGCTTGTTCCGTCATAGGCTATTCAAAAGATAATTTTTAAAATTAAATTAAATTATTAAGTTTCAAAATAGGCTGATCTTAAAAAGAATATGCCAATTATAAATCCAAGTAAAGATGTAATATATTTAATAGTTTTTGTACTTAGCTTATTATCGCTATTTCCAACGACCATTTTTGAACCAAAATAAGAACCGGTAACAATTGAAACCAATAAAATTAATCCTAATTCATAATTAATTTTTTTTGCTTTATAGAATTCCCAAACAGAACCAATGGTTATTGGAAATAAATTTAAAAATAATATTGTACCTAAATTAGTTATATAATTTCCTATATTAAAATAATCTAATGCTAGTAAAACTAACCCTGTTGGTGCTATTCCTGTAATGCCTAAAAATAATCCACATACTAACCCTAATATTAATTCAATAATATATTGATTCATACAATAATATATTATTTATTTTTTGCGACCATATTTACAATGTTGCTTTTGAGAGAATCCCTTTGGTTTTCTGCAATTAATGCTACGTCTATATTTTAAAGACCATTTTCCACCATATCTCTTTTTATTTCTTGCAATTCTTCTTGTTTTATTGTATCTTGATTTGCGTCTACCACCCATTTTAACTTCAGACGAAGTAATTTCAGACTCTCCTGATTTTGATTTTATCCATTCGACAAATGAATCAATACTTCTATCTTTTGTTTCAGGAACGGCGGAATCTTCATAAGTTTCAATATTCTCTCCAGAGCCAGTTATAAATCTTATTGTAGGAAAACCACTTGGTTCTGATCCAGCATTTTTTAATTTACCAAATAAATCTTTATCGATTGAAACAATAGTAATATTATCTTTATTTAAAAAATCATTAGAGAGAACATTGTTTATTTTAGACCATTCTGGACGTGTAGCATTACAAGGTCCACAACCTTCCATATAAATTAACATAAAGGTTTTACTATCTTTATTAGCTAATTTATCATTTATTAAATCAATTTTACTAGGAGTGCCTTTATTATAATTTTTATTGTTTATTTCAATATAAACCATTATATAAATTACGCAGAAAATAATATAACAATAAATATATAATGACACTTACAACACTATTGGCAATATTAGTATTTTTAATAGGTATTTTTTTTTACGCGCAATCTGCTGACCCTAAATATTCAGAGGGTTATACTAATTCTATGACTGCACCTAGATGTCCTGATTTGCTTATTCAGAAAGGTTCACGATTTTATTTATATAATTCAAAGTTAGCACAGGTTCCTGGCGTAAATCCGGTTGAGTTTGAAAATTTAGAAGATTATACAGAATTTTTAGATTGGCAAAGAAGTCAAGGGATAAGATGCCCTGTATTATATCTCCAATCTACTTATGATGCGCAAGGAAATAAGGTTTATAAAACGAGACCTAGTGTTTCTGAGCCACAGGCTGGATTACCTCCTTCTGCTTCTGCTCCAATTGGAATAGCGTCACAAATACCGCCTCTAATGGAATCTGGGATGGAACCTGTTGGAGATGAAGCATATCCTAATCCAACTCTTTTAGTTGATGCTGGTCATAGTGACAAACCTTATAATTATGGTAGTGTTCCTGGTTATGATCAAACGAGTTATTATGTTGGAACAACAACTCCATTAGATATGATGAACGTTAAACAAGAACAGGCGCAAGTAAGTCCTGATCCAATGGACCCGAATTGGGGTGGTTCAGCTTATACAGAAGATCTTGTAAAAAAGGGATTTTATAAAGAAAATGAAGTAAATATTTACATACCTTAACAGCCTTTTAAACCTTTAATAAAGGTGGAGCCAAAATAAGAGTAAGTTTAATTAATATTTTTATTGAACTTGTTTATATTAATGAAATTAAAGAAATTAATATAGAACAAAATAAAAATAGAAGTTATTGAAGAAGAAGCAAAAATATAAAACAATAAAATTGATATATTTTAATTATATAAAATCTTAATTATATAATTAACAAATGAGTAAATGCGAACACGGAAAAAATAAATACAATTGTATTATTTGTTCACCAAAATTATTTTGTATCCATATAAAATTAGTTAGATTTTGTAAAATATGCGGCGGTAAATCTTTGTGTTCACATGGCAAAAGTAAAATTTATTGTAAAGAATGCGGTGGTTCTGCTTATTGTCAACATAATATAAGTAAATATAATTGCATTGAGTGTAACGGTTCTGGAATATGTGAACACAATAAAAGAATGGTTAATTGTATTGAATGTAAAGGTAGTGGAATATGTATACATCAAAAACAAAAGCATAGATGTATAGAATGCGGCGGAACATCAATTTGTGAACATAAAAAAGAACGTAGATTATGTTTAATTTGTGGAGGAGTATCAGTATGTTTACACAATATACAAAAAAGATATTGTAAAGAATGTGGAGGCAGTGGATTATGTATCCATAATAAACATAAAGAAAATTGTAAAGAATGTGGTGGAAGTAGTATTTGTGAGCACGGAAAGTACAAAAAAGCATGTAAAGAATGTGATGGAAGTAGTATTTGTGAGCACGGAAAATTTAAACAATATTGTAAAGAATGTGGAGGAAGCGGTATATGTGAACACGGAAAACAGAAAATAAAATGTTATGATTGTAAAGGTAGTGGAATATGTATTCATAATAAACTTAAAGAATCTTGTAAACAATGTGGTGGTTCATCATTATGTAAATCATCTTGGTGTGAAACAAGAAGAAATAAAAAATATAATGGTTATTGTTTACCATGTTGTATTCAAGTTCATCCAGAAATAGAAGTGTCAAGAAATTATAAAACGAAAGAAAAAGATGTGGTTGACCAAATTATACAAACATTTACTAATTTTACTTGGGTTGCCGATAAAAAAGTTCAAGATGGTTGTTCTCGTCGTCGTCCAGATTTACTATTAGATATGGGTTCGCACATTATTATTATTGAAATTGATGAAAATAAACATAATGATTATGATTGTAGTTGTGAACATAAAAGATTAATGGAATTATCACTAGACCTACAACATAGACCAATTGTATTTATTCGATTTAACCCGGATGATTATACTAATGAAGACGGCATATTAGTAAAATCTTGTTGGAAATTAAATAAGTTAGGAGTGATGCAAATTACAAAATCCAAACAAAAAGAATGGGAAGAGCGAATTGAAACTTTAAAACAACAAATCCAATATTGGATAGATAATCCAACCGAAAAAACAATAGAAATTATCGAACTATTTTACTAATATTGTATATAAATTTTAAATATAATTATATTTTTTTTATTATATTTAAAGATTATTTTGGCTCCACCTTTCTTAAAGGTGGAAAAGGTGGATTTATTGACTATCAACAAATTTCATAACTGAATTTAAAGCTAATTTAGCTTGTTGCATTTTAGCTAATTTATCAACCGAATCACTAGGAGAATCCATATTAACACTTAAAGCAGTTTTTAACATTAAATTACTTAATAAATCATCCAAATTCAATATTGCGGATTCATAATCAGCACGATATTTGCTAATCAAAAACGTATCTTGTGATTTAATTGTGGCAGCTTTTATAGATGCGGCATAAGAAGCAGCGTTACCTGCAATACCATTAGCAGGGGCTGAAACTGAGATAGTATTACCAGATGCGTCAGTCATTCCTTCAATTAGCATTGGATTATAGCTGAAACTTCTAAATACAAAATATACGACAAATATAATCGCAATAAATAAGAATAGATTATAAAAGTCTTTCATATATTATATTAAATATTTATTTTTGCTATTTTATGTGCGAATTTTATGTTATTTATTATATATCAAATGATATATAATAAGTAATAATTTTCAAAAAAGTGAATAACAAATGTAAGGAATTTCATACGTAACTGAACACCATTTGCTAAATCCAGAACCATGAGGATATATTGAAAAACTAATTATATTTTTAGAATAAGACATTAAATAAAAGTCTAATAATGTATTTTTTAATTTATTTATGTCGTTATTGAGTGTGTGCGTAATTTCGTGAATAATTGTTTTAATAAATGGATATTTAGACGTTAATATATTTTTAATTAATTCGGAATCCGAAATAATAACGTATTTTTCGTTTTTATTAATATTTAATTTATTTAATATTTTATTTAACACTTCAAATTTAATTAAATTATTGGCAGCGTCAAAAGATTGGTCTCCTAATCTTATATGATAAATAATAAAATTTTTTTTTGTCAATTCTAATTCCGCCATTTTGTTATGTAATTCAAATTTAATTTGTTCTGTTGGTTCTAATAACGTTTTCATATAATCTATGTGTTTTTTTGAAATATTATATGACGGAAAATTGATGGTGTTGATAAAAATATTACTAGAGTAAACGTTACAACTATTTAAATATTTAACAAATTGATTATTATTTTTATCGTTTATATTATAATTTATAATATTATTCCTGTTTGTAAAATTACAATTTATTTGTGTAAATTTATCAACATTATTTGCAATATAATTATTTATATTTAATTTATTCTGAAAATAAATTAAAAAATATTTAATATTGCTGTCATATATATGAAAATCAATATCAATATTTTTTTTTTCACAAAATTGCAATAAAAAATAACAACCTCTAATAAAGTCTCCAAAACCACTAGAAATTGAATTTTTAAATTTAATTTTATATACATTATTTATTTTTTTTATATTTTTATTAACGTTAATTTCAATTATATTACCTATATTTTTATTAAAGCTAAATTCAAATATATTACCTATATTTTTATTAACATTGATTTTACTTATATTACCTATATTATCTATATTTTCATTAACATCTATTTCACTTATATTATCTATATTTTCATTAACATATATTTCACTTATATTATCTATATTTTCATTAACATCTATTTCACTTATATTATCTATATTTTCATTAACGTCTATTTCACTTATATTATATATATTTTCATTAACTTCTATTTCACTTATATTATCTATATTTTCATTAACATCTATTTCACTTATATTACATACATTTTCATTAACATCTATTTCACTTATATTGTATATATTTTCATTAATATCTATTTCACTTATATTACCTATATTTTCATTAACGTCTATTTCACTTATATTGTCTATATTTTCATTAACATCTATTTCACTTATATTGTCTATATTTTCATTAACATCTATTTCACTTATATTGTCTATATTTTCATTAACGTCTATTTCACTTATATTACCTATATTTTCATTAACATCTATTTCACTTATATTAAATACATTTTCATTAACATTAAGATCACTTATATTGTCTATATTTTCATTAACGTCTATTTCACTTATATTACATACATTTTCATTACCATTAAGATCACTTATATTATATACATTTTCATTAACATCTATTTCACTTATAGTGTCTATATTTTCATTACCATTAAGATCACTTATATTAAATACATTTTCATTACCATTAAGATCACTTATATTACATACATTTTCATTACCATCTATTTCACTTATATTGTCTATATTTTCATTAACGTTTAGTTTACTTATATTGTATATATTTTTATTAGCATTGAGTTTACTTATATTACCTATATTTTTATTAGCATTGAGTTTACTTATATTACCTATATTTTTATTAACGTTAAATTCAATTATATAGTCTATATTTTTATTAACGTTTATTTCACTTATATTTCCTATATTTTTATTAACTTCGATTTCATTTATATTACCTATATTTTTATTAACGTTGAATTCAATTATATTAACTATATTGTTATTAACGTTGAGATCACTTATATTATCTATATTTTTAAAATCAAATACGTTAATGTTATTTTTAATTTTAAAAAAATTTATTTCATTAATTTGAACGTTATTGTATTTATTTTTTTTTCTATCTTTATAGGCTGTATTATTTAAATAATTTAATTTATGCAAATTATTGACGTCGTTATATATTTGTGAATTTATAAATTTGCTTAACATTTATTTATACTATAGATAATTATATAAATAAAAAAATCATATTTATTTTTTTAAGAGAAATTTTACAATATTTGTGATACACGTTTTGCTTATTTTTCTGACTTGACCTTTTGAATTTGTAGAATATAAATCTTTTAAACATTCTGAGCTCATTTCTAGTTCTTTAATTAGATTTGGTATTGTTTGATATTTTTGCATCACAGCAAGTGCTGTGACAGAACTTATTCCTGGAATTTGACAAAGCATAATCTCTCCAATATTATCTGGAGTAATATTATCCTTTTTTACTTTTTTTATAACATTTACATAATCTTTTTCTGATTGTTCCATTATTTTAGGATCCGTTGTACCATCTTTTTCTATTGATTCATTATTTTTGTTGGCATTGTCTCCTGTATTATCTGATACTTCTTTTTGAGAAGCTATATTTTTATAATATGGGTTTTTCGTTGCAGAGTCTTTACCCAACTTATAAGCCATATTACATATGATACTTGCAGTCTCATCTAGAGAAAAACTTCTGAATACTGAAAAACCTTTATAATAATTTAGAGAGAACATTGCTGAATATGCTGTTAATTTTTCAATATGATTATCTGACTTAAATCTATTAGACTTATTTACATCACCTTCAATCAAATAAATAATGTTATGGTTATGATGAGCGAGACCGTTTAATCTATAAGATTGCTCTTCATATCTACCATCCTTTATACTTGATAACAAATCATTTATAGATTTTCTCTCTATTATAAGCTTGTCTTCAGTTCCGTCACCAATAATAATGTCTCCAATTGGTAAAGCTTCAAAACGAATTTCAATTGATTTAAACACAGGAATTGTGCTTACTAAAATATTTATTTGCTGTAAAAGAGCTGTTTCACGAATATCAACTGTAACTATCATTAGTTATTAAATTATTTAATAATTTGTTATTAAATCATTTTACTGATTAAATATATTTCACTTTTAATAAAATTATATTTATTTTATAATATTTGACGATAAAAACTATGCCTTAAAAACTACTAATAGATTATTGTCTTTTTTTATAGTTGGAGGCAAATCTATTAATTTAAATGAACAGTCATTATATATTTTTTCCCATTCTTGTATTTTAGTTTTAAATAAATTTAAATTATCATTATGTATATCTTCAATAATATAATATCCATTATTTTTTAATTTATGTATACTATTTTCAAAAAAACATACATTAGACTTAAATGTATGTAAACCGTCTTCAATAATAATATCAAAATTTTCTTGTAAATTTGAATCATTCCACATATCTTTTATTACTTGTGGATTCGTCTGGTCACAATAAAATGTTTTAATTCTATCGGTGTTAAACAATATATCCTTATCAATATCGGCACCGAATATATCAGCTTTATTGAAAAATTCTTCCCAACCATATAAAGAAGCTCCTGGCCTTCCATTTTTACCCATATTAGAGGGTAAACTTTCATTATTTGTTCCTAAACCTAATTCAAATATTCTTAGTTTTTTATCTCTTAATTCCTTAAATATACTATAATATAATAATGTATAGTTGTGTCCAGACTTTTGAATATTTTCATGACCTTTATCACTTTGGTGTCTTCCCATAATTTCACATAATGGGGTACTTTGAGGGTTATCAAGCGAAAACATTATTTATATATTACTAAAATATATAAATAATCGATATATAACTAAATAATCGATATATAACTAAATAATCGATATATAACTAAATAATCGATATATAACTAAATAATCTACGTATAACTAATTAATTTATATATTACTAAAATATATAAATTATCTACGTATAACTAATTAATTTAACCCATGTTTCCACCAATGGTAGCACGGTATCCAGTCTTTTGAGTCTGAACAGTTCTGTTAGGAATACAGAACCTAGGAACAGATTGAGGAGCACCAATTAAGCTTGGGTTACTAGATAAAAACCAACCGACACGTGGTGCGGTTCCTGCTTTTTTATTTCCCCCGCATGTCGGACGATTTACAATTGATGCAGCGTTACGAGCTGCTTTACCTGCGTTCATTAGCACCATAGTTATAAATTAATCAAATATTTTATTTTTTTCAAATGCTTTAATTAATCTAAATATTTCCAAATAAATCCGCCTGCTGTATTTTGTTTTTTATATAAAACTGCCTTAATACTGCTGTAACATATATTTAATTCTTTACTTGCGTCTAATATTTTATTAAATTGTTTTATTTTGTTCATTTCTAAATCATATTGAATAATTTTTCTAGAATAACATTTTATGAGTCCAATTTTATGATTATGTAAATTATTTTCCGCACATGTTGCCCATTCTAAATTATTCAAGTAATTATTTATTTTATTTCCATCAATATGATTTACAAAAGGTCTATTTTCTGTATTTGGTATAAATGTTTGACCAACCAATTGATGTAATCCATATTTTTTTTTATTTACCCTAACGTATATATAACCAGAATGATGAGGTTTATAATTTTTCATTATTATTCCTTTTGTATTTTTGAATCTTCCTAAATTTGACAAAGAATAACCTTTCATATTTTTTCCATCAATTATTATTTCTCTCCATTCTTCGTTATCTATACTATTTTGTTCAATTTTTTCCCATTTATAGCCGTATGATGTATTATATTTTCCATTAACTGTCATACTAATTCCAGAGCATACGTTTTTTAATTTAGTTAAAGAATTTTCATTTATTATTGAATTTGCTGCGTCTTCTATCGAATTATATTTTTCAATAATTTCATCCGTTTTTGAATTAATTTTATAAATTTCTAAATTTTGGTTTGTTGTTTGTTTAACGCCATTACTCCTATGTTTTGCATTTTCTTCATTTGTTACCCACTCCAAATTTGATAAATTATTATTTAATCCATTTTTATCAAGGTGATTAACTTGAGGTTTATTATTTGGATTTAAAATAAAAGCTTTTGCAACCAACTGATGAATAGAGTAAGTTTTAGGTTTTATGCTTGATAATCCAACTGAACCGTAACCTCCTTTTGAAGATAATTTTAAGATACGACCAGTTTTTACGGTTCGAACGTTACCAAATGAACTAACTTCATAATTTTTATTTATATCTATTATTTTCCATTCTTCTTTGTCCTCCATACCTAATAGTCATAAATTATCTTTAAATTACTTTTAACATAATTAATATAATGTATTTTCCTTTTTTGAAGATTCGGTTATTGATAAATTTCCTCCTTTAGTTTCATCATTTTGATCAAAATATAATATATCAAATACTAAGCTTTCATCTAAATTAAGAATTGTTGTATGGTAGAATCCTTTTTTAGTTTTCCAATTTTCATTCGGATAAATTATTTTTGCAAGAGTTAGACAAAACGTTGGATTCCACCAATGACACGCGCCAAATAATTGATACGCTCTTAAACTAGTTTTTTTATGATATTCCATAAAAGGTCTGATTATATTATCTTTATATTCTGCGTACTTTATATAATTAGTTGAACCATTATAATAGTCGCCAAAATCATCTTCATTAGTCGGCTCATTTTCATCTTTTTTTAAATATCCGGTTTTTTTAAATATCCGGTTTTTTTAAATTTTTCAGTTAATTTATCCTCAAAATCACTTATATACGTATCCCAACCGTCGCATCTTTCATATGAAGCCGGGCATTTATCTGAATCATATATAATATCTTCTGAACAATTTCCATAATTAATATAATCGATAATACCTTTTTTAATACTTTTTTTTATTTTTTTGTCTGATAATAAAGAAATGATTATATCATTCCAATTTGATTTAAAATCATAGTTCATTTTTATAGATATATACGGTTTTAGCTTTATATTTAAAAAATTAACATTATACTTTATAAAATATATTAATAAACCATTTAAAGCCATCGAAGTATATTATTTAAATGTCAGAAGTAAAGCAAGCACATGATGATGATTTAATTAAGACTGAAGATGGATTAGTATTTAATCCTTATAATCCTTTAAACGTTAAGATTACATTGAGCGAAGTTCAATCTATTCTTTCCAGGTACGGTTTGCCTCCAGTTGTGCGTAATTTAGAAATATTCCAAAGAGCATTTATACACAGATCTTATACTAAAAGACCTCACTATGAGAATGCTCAGCAAAATATTACTATTGTTGAAAGACCAAATGATTGTTTACCATTAAGCACTAAATCAAACGAACGTTTAGAATTTCTTGGTGATGGTGTTTTAGAATTTATAACGAAACTTTATTTATATAAGAGATTTCCTAAAGAGAATGAAGGATTTATGACAGAAAAGAAAATAGCTATAGTAAAAAACGAAGCTATCGGTAAAATAGCACTTGAAATGGGACTTCATAAATGGTTAATTATATCTAAGCACGCGGAAGAAAAGAAAATTAGAACTAACTTAAAAAAACTTGGCTGCTTATTCGAGTCGTTTATAGGTGCTGTTTTTCTTAATTTCGAAAGCAATAACCCGTTATCTGAGGATGAATATAATTTAGACGATGAAAGCCCTGGTTTTAAAATAGCAAAGAAATTTATTAATCGAATTTTCGAGACACATATAGATTGGGTTGCTCTTATTCAAAATGATGATAATTATAAGAACATTTTACAAGTCAAGATACAAAAAGAATTCAAAGTTACGCCTCATTATTTAGAAATCGAACATGATGTTGAACTTGGATATAGAATGGGAGTATATCTATGTCTAGGTCAACCAATTTATCATTTAACACACGCAGATTCTGTCGATATTTCGTTTTTTAAGAATTTTAAGGCCATTCATGATTATTTAGAAGAAAACTCAAAGGTTCTTATCTATATGGGGGAAGGACAACATAAAATTAAGAGAAAAGCTGAACAAGTAGCTTGTAATGAAGCTATCAATTCAATAGATTCACAATTAAATTGTGATGAAAAAGAAAATTAAAATTCTTTTAAAATTAAATATTTATAATAATAATAATATATATATTAATAATATGAAAATTTGTTTTTTTGGAGCATCCGTAACGGAACAAGGATATAAAAATGGCTTCGTTCCTCAATTTAAAAATATACTTGAAGAAAATCAACTGAATAATGTAGAAATTATTCAGAAAGGGTTTGGTTCAACGCATTTATTTGATGCTGGAATTTGTAAAATAGACGAAATAATAAGTGAAAATCCTAATTATACATTTATAGATTGGTTTTCTACTGGATATATTGAGACAAATTGTGATAAGTTAGAAATATATTTAAATGTAATTATAAGAAAATTAATGTTAATTAAAAGTAATATATGTTTTTTATTGTTTGATAAGTTAGATATGTGTGAACGTAGATTAAATATGTATGATTTGATAATTAATTACGCAAATCAATATAATATACATTATATTAAATTATATAATAATTCAAACGTTAAAGAACTATTAAGAGACGATGTTCACACTAATGAAGTAGGTGCAAAATTTTACGCTGGAAAAATATACGATTACTTTACTAAAAATATGTGTAATAAAGATATTAAGTATACAAATATTCCAAATGAAAACGAATATAGTATTATTAAGACATTAAAAATCGATAGAAAAATTACCGATAAAATAGTTTTGTTTGGAAATTTTAAACTTATGGGAATATACCAAACAATCGGTAATTTTAGTGGAATAGTCGAAATAATAAAAAATAATGAATATAAATCATTTTATAATATTTGGGATAAATGGTGTTATTTTCAGAGGAAAAATATTCAAATAAATTCGTATAATGAATATGTAAATAATTTTGAAATAAGTGTAACTCAAAATACTTTCGATACATCATTATGTAAAGAAAATGTTGATTTTTCATTTTATGAAAAGTATATATATATATATGAAATTTATTATTTAGGCGAATTAAATATGGAATAAAAAAATAATTGTAAATTATATATATATATATAAATATGCGATTGGATCTAAAAAATAAAATTCTTTTTTTATGCAACCCAAAAACAGCATCTACAAGTGTTAGATATTTATTTGATAAAACGTTCCCAACCTCATATGAAAATAACAAATATTTACAACAATTGAATAAAGATAATAAAATAATTTGTTCTATAGATTATAATGATTGTCATTTAAATGCTATTGGTATGGAAGAAATTTTAAAAAATCATTATAACCAAAATATTACAGATTTTTTTGTTTTCGCGTTTATAAGAAATCCATGGGATAGAGTAGTATCTTCATATAAATACCGAAAAAGTGACATAAATGGAATACCTTGGTTTGAAGAAAACTATGATAAATTAACTGCTTGCAAACTCAGTTTTAGGGATTTTTTATTAATGATTAATACAACAGATAATTATTGGCTTGGCATAGGATCTCCATGCGCATTTGATTTTTTTTATGATAAACAAAATAAAAATAATTTAGTAAATCAAATATACACAATAGAAAATTTTAAGCTTGAAAAATTAGAAAAAGATATTTCAATTCATTTGAATAAACAATATAATTTTAATAATAATGAATTACAATTCAAATTTGCTGAAAAACTGCCAACAATAAATGTGTCTGACAAAACAACAGATTATAGAGATTATTATACTGAAGAATGGATGATAACCCTAATTCAAGTTATATATAGACATGATATTGAAATAGGTAATTATAAATTTTCAGAAGACGATTACCATCCAAAAATGGTATTTGAATCATTTGTCTATACATCACCAGATATTGTTATCAATCAATCAAATGATAACACAGAAATATCTTCAATAAATACTGAAGAAATATCTTCAACTAATACTGAAGAAATATCTTTAACTAGTACTGAAGAAATATCTTTAACTAATACTGAAGAAACGTCTTCAATCAATATTGTTATCAATCAATCAAATGATAACACAGAAATATCTTCAATAAATACTGAAGAAATATCTTCAACTAATACTGAAGAAATATCTTTAACTAATACTGAAGAAACGTCTTCAATCAATATTGTTATCAATCAATCAAATGATAACACAGAAATATCTTCAACTAATACTGAAGAAATATCTTTAACTAATACTGAAGAAATATCTTTAACTAATACTGAAGAAATATCTTTAACTAATACTGAAGAAACGTCTTCAATCAATATTGTTATCAATCAATCAAATGATAACACAGAAATATCTTCAATAAATACTGAAGAAACATCTTCAATAAATACTGAAGAAACATCTTCAATAAATACTGAAGAAATATCTTCAACTAATACTGAAGAAATATCTTCAACCAATATTGAAGAAATGTCAACAATTTAATTTGTATATCAATACGACGTTTGTAAAATAATCAAATTATTCGATTAAAAATTTAATAGTAGTAAATTTTTAATATTATAATGTATAAGTATATAATATTATGAATAATTTAAATGTATATTTTAATTCACCTAATTTAAAAATATTTTATTTAGAAGGAAATATAAACAACTCTAATTTTTTAGAACATATTAATAATAATTGTTATATATTTTATCAATTTACATGGAATATTGATAACTGTGTAATTGAAAATAACACTGGATTTTTAAGACATTATGAATCTAATTTTATGAAAAACGATAGTTTATTTAATTTTAAGACAAATTTTATATTTTGTTCTCCAAATGAGAATGCCAATGAATTTATAATTAAAAATGGTTACTCTTCAATTATACTTAATCACAATTCTTTTTTAGACTATAAATTATATTCAATTGGAAATACTGAAAGAATTTACAATGCTGTAATTAACTCTAGACCTTTTTGGTGGAAAAGAGTATATCTTGCAAGTAAAGTTGATAATTTAATTTATATAAAAGGGTCTGACTGGGCAAATAATGAAACGTCGTGGGACGGATATAAAAGTATGGATTGCGTAATTAAATCCTGTATCAGTCAATCTGAAGTAAACAAATTATATAAAGAAAGTAATTGTGGATTAATATTGTCTGGAAATACTGGAGAAAACCAACAAGGATTATGTGAAGGATCTAATTATTCTACTGGCGAATATTTATTGTGCGGTTTGCCTGTAGTTTCTACACCTAATCAAGGTGGTAGAAATTATTGGTTAGATACTATTAATTCAATATTTTGTGAACCAAATGAAAATGACATAAAAGATTCTGTAAATAAAATTTTAAATAAAATAAAAAATAACGAGATTTGTAGAAAAAAAATAAGGGATGATTGTATTGATAAAATAAATGCACTTAGGTATAATTTTATAAAAAAAACAAATGAACTATTTATTAAACATAATGTAGACATTGATGCATTTAAACATTTTGAAGAAAACTTTTTTCATAAAATGTGTAATTATAATTTTGATTTTTCAAATATCGATAAATTATTTGATGTCTAAATTTGATCCGTTATTAATTTTAATTCAATATTAAAATTAATAATTATTATTAATAATTTTATATAATTAATAAATTTGTCATTTAATATAATACAATTAAGTTACACACAATCTTCATTATTACTATTTATAAACTCTTCCCATCCTGTAAAATTATTATAATTTAGTTTACTTATAAAATCTTCAATAGTATTTTTTCTTAAACCATATATGAAGTTTTTAGTTGATCTATTAATTTTGTCATAAACTTTCATCCATTCACGGTCTATTTTTTTTTGATCTTTATTTATTATTTCACTTAATGATAAATCGTTTTGTATATGATAAGTTATTATTTCTTCATATAAATTATAACATTTATAATTAGATTCTTTTAATTTATAATTTAAAAAACTATCGCAAAACATAGTTCCTAAAAACATAAAGCTATCAATATTATATTTCATTGGTGAAATAAATATACATGAATCTTGTGAAAAAATATTTACTTTATTCCCAAAATCTTTTAAATATATTATTTTAAATTCATTATCATATTTATTGTATCTGCTTAATGAAATTAATTCATCATTCTTTAAGTGTATTAATTTATTTAATGTAATATCATATATAATATCAGAATTTGCGATAATACTAGTCCCAATTATATTTTTGTTACAATAATCAAATAATTCATTATACGTTGGTCTTTGTATAACATTTATTATTTTTATTTTTTTGTGAAAATTAAATGATTCAGTGTCTATTATTTTTATTATTATATCATACAAAAAATTATTTTTATCTGGATTCTCATATAATATATTAACAGTTGAAATATAATCATTAAGGCAATTTTTTTTAAGACAAAATAATAGCTCTAAACACCTTTCAATTTTAACTTCATTATAAAGAGTAATTACTAAATTATTTTGTTGAATAATATTATTATTACAGTTATTATCAAAAAATAATATATTAAATAGTCTAATTTTATTACTTATATTTGTAATGTTATATTTATTTATAAAATAATTAAAATAATTATGATAACTTACAGAAGATAACCATAAAACATTACCAGTAATTTCACACATTTTCTGAAATATATCAAATCTACAAGTTGAATAAATGTTGGTACTTAAATAATCTAAGTTAGTTTCGTAACATTTTAAAGTATTTAAATCCAAATTTATTTTGCAATATTTATTAAAGACGCTAATTTCTTTAATTAATTTTACAACGTCTATTTCTTTTGTAATATTATTATCAGTATTTAATAATGTTTTATTGTAAAGAATAAGAGGGTAATTATTTACTATATTCTTATAATCAAACCCAAAAAAATTAATATTATTTTTAATAATTTTATTAGAGTTTGTAATGGTATTTTCATTTTCAGTGTGAAAAAAATACTTATTTTCGATGTAAACGTGTTCCTTATTTAATGCATGATTTATTTTTATATCAGAATCTTCCCAACCATAAAATAGACAATTTTGATTATGATATCCGATATTTTTTAAATTCGTTTTTGTAGTGAAAAAACTTCCATTTAAATGTTTTTGGTTTTCGTTATCTGCTTTTGTCCAATCAAAATGTACAATATTTTTTTCAAAATCATAAGAAAAATATTTTTCAAAAAACTCAAAACTATTATTAATTACTGTATCTGCATCTAATTTTAAAATTATTTCGTTTTTACTAAAATATAATCCGATATTATTAGCAATTGACGCTAAATATTGTACATCGGTTGTGATCTCTATTATATTTATTTTATAAAAATATTTTTTATCTATATGTTTTTCAAGATACTCTTTTAAATTATTATCTGAATTAAAATCAACAATAACTATGTCATCAATTATATCATTATAAATATATGAATTAATTGAATTAACTAGGTTTATTTCTCTATTTTTACAAGGCTGACTAACTGAGATATTAGGTAATTTATGTTTAATGAAATTATCGCTTAATATATTCTCAATGTTATTATTTTTTTGAAAATAAGTAACTAATTCAGTAAATGAACTCCAATATGAACCATAAAATTTTTTACAATTAGATAGTATATATATATCAACGATGGCATAGTATAATTGATCTAATGATCTATCAAAATTATTCCTTTTTGTAAATTTAATCTTATCATAACCGTATATATTTATTAATTTTTGGTAATTTAATTCCAAATCAGTAGCTATGTAAAAAACAGCATTAGGATTTAAATATAATTCATAGTTTATTTGTGAAATAAAATTATCTAAACATGACATGTTTCTGTATTTATACATTAGATCTCTTTCTTTTTCAGACCAGTTATTTCCATCTTCAGATTTATCGGTTTGATAATCTTCTCCAGCATTTACTCTAATATGCATTCCAATACATTCAGAATAATCATATCCATAAATAATATCTTTAATTAATTTTATAGGTAATAAACTATGCAAAAAATCTTTAAAATATAAATTATTGTCTTTATGACTAAGTTTACAATTAGATTCAACATATATATTTTTTAAGGTATCTGTATTTATGTATTCATAAGGTTTTTCAATATAGTTGTATGTGTCAAATACATCATCTGTTATAGACAATAGACATGATGAATTGATTACATTATAATTATTTTCAAATAAATCTGAAAAATTACATTCGCAATGAAAATCTGGTTCCCATAAAATATACAAATTAAATTTACTATTTTTTGTTATACTGTATGCAGAAGCAATAGCTCTCAGTTTATTTCCGATACCATATATTGCTTTAATAATAAAAGCTCGTTGATTATTAATATCCGATAATAATTGTGATTTAATATCATTTGTATTTATTTCCAATAATGATTTTTCTGTAACTAATTTTGTATTTATTTCCAATAATGATTTTTCTGTAACTAATTTTGTATTTATTTCCAATAATGAATTTTCTGTAACACAAGTGGTATTTAATTCTAATAATGATTTTTCTGTAACGTAATTTATATTTAATTCTAATAATGATTTTTCTGTAACGTAATTTGTATTTAATTCTAATAATGATTTTTCTGTAACGTAATTTGTATTTAATTCTAATAATGATTTTTCTGTAACGTAATTTGTATTTAATTCTAATAATGATTTTTCTTTATTATTATTATTATTATTATTTATTATTACATATTCAGCTGGAATATCATTTCTTGGTATTGTATATTTATCAGGAATATCAAAAGGTATTTCAGTCTTATTTATTAATTGATTTTTTTTTTCTTGAGACGAAATATTATCAAAATAATATAATATTTGATACTGAATTTTATATTCAGAAAAATACTTAATAAACATATTTATTCCAATTTTACTCATTTTAGTTATTTCTTCATCATCAATGCTTTTCAAATAATCATATAATTTATCAATATTATTTTCTTTCCAAAATATACAAAACGTGGAATAATCAACGTTAGGTATATTAGGAAGAATTAATGAATCAGATAAAATAACTGGAATACAACCAAAGCTTAGCGCTTCCCATAATCTAATACTATTAGGTCCTGTTCCAGAAGGACATAATGTGAATTTTGATTCAAATAAATTATTTTTATAAAAAAAATCTTCTGATATAATTTCATTTTGTTTTTGTCCATAAACATTATTTTCATAATACCATTGAGCATTTGCTTTAATTAAACAATCTGATTTATCTTTAAAGACATTATAGATTTCTTGTCTAATATTACTTATCATATTTTTATGTATGATTTGTCCAATAAATGACGCCAAATATTTTTTTTCATAATTTCGAAATAATGATTTATTTGCATATTTATTATATTGTTTTGGGTATAGCGATATTGGTATTATATGTACGTTATATTTATTCTCTAAAATATAATCGTCTTGTATCTTATGAGGTGTAAAAATGTATTTTATATTTAATTTAACTAATATTTCAATATAATTACGAAATTCAATATGTTGAATAACTGTAAAATATGTTTTATTGAAATCGATTATGGAAGGTGAATTAATTTCACTCTCGATAATACGCTCAAGAATGTCATTATTATGACTCCATTTATTATCAATATAATTAGCCCATGGAAATGCAATATAATTATAAGGAATATTTCTCATTTTAACTAAATTATCAATAATAATTAATTCAGTTATTACTGGTTTTTGCCATAAATCGTCATTATTTATATAAATAAGTTCATTCGTTCCAAAAATAATTTTACATATTTTGCAATCTGATTTTTGCCATATTTCGGATTCTTGATTTTTCCATAACATTTTATCAATATCATTTATTACATAATTAGCTTTAATTTTATTTATATTTTTTTCTTGATATTGTAATATGTTAGGTTGATATTTTAGAATTAACTCTTTTAAAACATTCAAATCATTTGTAAGTCGTTTGTGTAATTGATTTTCATCTATATAAAAACCAACCAAATAGTTTGTTTGTTTATAAACATATTCTTTTGATCCTGCATTTAACCAAACTACAAAATCAGCATAACAACCATACTTATATTCATCAAAATAATTATCATCATTATGAATTATATTTTTTCGCCATATCGGTGAACAATTGCAAATATTATTTGATTGAAATGTATAATCCGCATTATATTGAAACATATCTTTTGATGTAAAATAAGTATTGATAGGTTTAACGCTAACATTATTGTTATCGTCAATAATATATTTTTTGTTAACCCATATTGTTAACGGATTAGCAATTGACAAAAATCTATGATTTACTAGTTTTTTAATTGGAGTATATTTTGGCGCAACTAATGCAACATTTGGTTCAAAATTAATTATTTGATGGTAAGCCCAATTAGGACCTCTTACATCATCTGGATTCATATTTGAAACTAGATAAGTATCTGACATTTCAATGCATTTGTTCCACATATTGTATAATCCGTAATCATATGTTTCATCAATAATTGTTATATTGTTATATTTTTTTAACTCATTTATTTTATTATTAGTATTAGCATTATTAGTATATGGTAAATTAATTAATTTAAAGCTAACATTATTAAAAATAGTTTGAGATAAAATATCAGTTAATAAATTATCTATAAAAAAATCACACTTATACAAAACAGAAAAGCATGTTAGAATTTTAAATTCAGATATATCAAATAACGTATAGTCATTTATATTTTCTCCAAACATAACTTTTTTATTTTTTTCAAAATAAATATTTTTTATTATCAAATCTATATCAAAACTATAAATTTTATTAAATTTACTGTCAACGTGTGAACTTTTAAAACTTAAATTAACATGTATATATTTAGTATTTAGATTTATTAATCTTAATAATAAATTTACATTGCTATCAATTTTGTTAAAAATTTCATTTTCGTTATATCCACCAATGTCTATAAATGTTTTTTTATTAAAACATATGCGACCAGTTGTTTTATTCCATATCAAATTATTATTATGACAATTATTGCATAAATTAAAATCTTTCCACATACTATGTAAAATTTGCGAAGGTCCATCATTTTGGTGAATTACGATATTCACACCATATAATTCAATTGATTTTTCTAAATGCATACATTCATTCCCGTCCAAATAATTATCACAATCTAAATTATATACGTATTTGCCATCAGCTAATGTAAAAGCTACATTTTTTAACGATGCTATATTGAATTTATTAAGAGGCATACTTCTTTTATAATATTTTAATTTACCTGTTTTAATTTCGTTGTATAAATTAGTTGTTAAATATTCGGTAACATTATCATTTTCATTTTCACCAAAATTAATTAAAATAAACTCAACATTATTGTATATTTTGTAAGCGGTTACGTTTTTGTAGTACGTTTCCTTTAATTGTTCAAACTCGTTAACGCATGTCGTAACAAATGACACTAAGATTTGTTTATTTATACATTGCATTATATATACTATAATATACAAAATTTTAATAAAAAACGCTTATTTATTTTTGAATAAATATTTAGACCATAAGAATAATTTTATATTTTTCTAATTTCATTATGTAAAATTAGAAAAATTTATATATACGAATTATATAAGCGATGAATCATTTAGAGCAATTAAAAAAACAATTGATGGTTAAACCAACGGTACAAGAACGTGAAAGAGTTGCCGTTGTTATAAAAGGAGAAATAAAGGAAGAAAAAAAAACAAGGAAACAAAAAACTCCTAAAACTATTGTAGAAAAACTAGAAGAAGGAATTATAGATTTGGGTGAGCAAATTTCTAACATTCAAAAAATAGAAGGTATTTTACCTGTAACAATTGACGTTGATTCTAGAGAAGAAGTAGAAGACCAAGAAGAAAAAAAAGGTCGTCCGACTATAATAGATAAAACTCAAGATGGTTACGATAGAGCTTCTTTATTGAAAAAATTAGCTGAAAGTAAAAAATCCAAAGTGACTGTTAAACAAGTTATAAATATAGAAGAAAAAACTGTTGAACCGTTACCGGCACCTACTCAAAAAAAAGCAAAAAAACTTGAAATAAAAAGACCGTTAATTATTGAAGATGAAGATGAAGAAGAATTTATTATCCAACCAAAGAAAAAAGTTGCATTTAAAATAGAAGACGGTGAAATAGAAGACGATGAAGATAAAATAGAAGAGTCACCCGAAGAATTTTTTCTTTTACCAAAGAAAAGAAAAGAAGAAACAGAAAAAGACGTTATACAAGTAAAGTTACCCAAAGAAAAGAAAAGAAAAACCGAAAAGCCTGAAAAAGGAGTTGCTATATTAGGGCCTGAAGTTGTTATTGAAATGGGTGATACTGATTTAACAAAACGTTTACCAAAAAGGTCACCTCCTGTAAATATAAAAGTAGGAAGTTATATTATGAACAATAGAGAGATATTTGTTAATTTTATTAACTCACTTTTTGAACCATATAAACGTGAAATGGAAGCTAATAAAGACAATATTTCTTGTGACAATATTGGCAAAACTTCGTCTGATTTCTCTCTATTAACTCATCAGAAAATAGTTAGAGATTATATGAATTTATACACACCATATCGAGGTCTCCTTTTATATCACGGTTTAGGTTCAGGTAAAACTTGTACTAGTATTGCGATTGCAGAGGGTATGAAAGATTCTAAAAATATTATTATTATGACACCAGCTTCTTTGCGTGCAAATTATATTGGTGAATTAAAAAAATGCGGTGATTTAATGTATAAAAAAAATCAATTCTGGGAATGGATTTCAATTGAAAGCAATCCCGAATCACTTAAAACTATGTCAGCTATTCTTAATTTACCTCAAGAATACATAAGAAAAAATGGCGGAGCTTTCTTTGTTAATGTAAAAAAATCATCTAATTATGATAATTTAAATGATACCGAAAAACAGATTTTAGAACAACAATTAAATGAAATGATTAAAAAGAAATATCAATTTATAAATTATAACGGTTTGCGCGAGAAAAGGCTAGAAGAGATGACATCTAATTATACAAAAAATATATTTGATAACTCGGTTATTATTATTGATGAAGCTCATAACTTTATTAGTAGGATTGTAAACAAATTAAAGAAAGAAAAACCAATTGCTGAAACTAAACGTGGAGAGAAGGAGCGATTACCATTAAATTTATCAACTAAATTATATGAAATGCTTTTAAGTGCAAATAATGCAAGAATTATTTTACTTACAGGAACTCCTATTATCAACTATCCGAATGAATTTGCAATACTTTTTAATATATTAAGAGGTTATATCAAGACGTGGAGAATACCATTAGCAATTAATACTAATAAAAAGATTGATAGAAATTCAATTCAAGAATTATTACTTGGAGAGAAATCATTGGATTATTTGGATTATTCACCATCAAGTAAAGTTCTTACGATAACTCGTAATCCATTTGCATTTAAAAATAAAATTAAAAAAGACTCTGGATATCAAGGTGTATCAAATACAAAAAAATCTGATAGCGGTGAACAAGAGTTTGACACGGACATAGTTTCCGATGACGATTTTGAAAGAAAAATAATTAGTATTCTTAGAAGAAATGATATAGATGTGCTTCCTGAAGGAATTCAAATTAAATACAAAAAATCTCTTCCAGATAATTTTGATGAATTTATGTCAAGATATATTGATGCATCTGGAAAAAAATTACAAAACGTTGATTCTTTAAAACGCAGAATAATCGGGTTATCGTCATATTTCAGAAGTGCCCAAGAAAATTTATTACCTAAATTTGATAAGCTTCTAGGAGTGGATTACCATATTGTAAGAATTCCAATGAGCGATGTTCAATTTAAAATATATGAAGCTTCTCGAGTTGAAGAGAGAAAAATGGAAAAGCCATCAAAAAAAAATGTTAGCGATGCATTTGAAGAAAAATCATCAACTTACCGTATTTTTTCTCGTTTAGCTTGTAATTTTGTTATTCCTGATAGACCTATTCCAATTAAAGCAAAGAAAGAAGAAGAAAAAGAAGAAAAAGACAAAGAAGAAGGCGAATCAGGTTTGGTTAGTTTAATGAAAATTGGCAAAAAACTTGAATTAAAACAAGATGTGTCTGATGAACGCGAAGGTGAAATGGAAGGTGATGAAATATTAGACGAACTAGGTGGAACAAGTTACATGGAACGTTTACATAATAAAATGAAAGAAATGGATGAACATGCAAATGATTTTTTCACACCAGAAGCACTTCAAATATATAGTCCAAAATTCTTACACATGTTAGAAAATATAAAAGATCCTGAATATCAAGGTTTGCATTTGGTTTATAGTCAATTTAGAACAGCTGAAGGTATTGGACTATTTACCCTAGTTTTAAATAAAAACGGTTTCTCTCGATTTAAGATTAAAAAGAATCCTCTTGGTTTATGGGAAATCGATATTCCCGAAGAAGACCAAGGCAAACCAACTTATGCTTTATATACTGGAACCGAAACGTCTGAAGAAAAAGAAATTGTTCGAAAAATATATAACGGTGAATGGGATGATATTCCTGATAGTATAGGCAACGTTTTAAAAACTAAATATAGAAACAATAATATGGGCGAAGTTATTAAAGTATTTATGATTACATCGTCAGGTTCTGAAGGAATAAATTTGCGTAATACCAGATATGTTCATTTAATGGATCCTTATTGGCATCCTGTTCGTTCAGAGCAAGTTATTGGTCGTGCTAGACGTATTTGCAGTCATAAAGATTTACCACAAGCATTACAAACAGTTGAGGTATTTGTTTATTTAATGATATTTACTGAAATTCAATTGAAATCTGATGCTGCAATTGAATTAAAAAGAAAGGATTTAGGTAAGACATTAGAAACTAATAATGTGCCAATTACAAGTGATCAATATTTATTTGAAATTTCAGAGAGAAAAGCAAATTTAACAAAACAATTAACAGACGCTATAAAAGAATCAGCCTTTGATTGTTATCTTTATTCTAGCGGCAAATGTGTTAATTTTGGCGACCCAACAATCGATAAATTCTCATATGTTCCTGATTATTCTGAACAACAAAACGATACTACAGTTATGGCAAATAAAGAGGCAATAGAATGGAAAGGAAAACCAATTACAATTAACGGGGTTGAATATGTTTATAGAAGAATAAATGGTGATTTATTAAATATTTATGACAAAAAATCATACGAAGCAGCATTGAAAGATCAATCAATAATTCCATTACAAATCGGATCACTTGAAAAAAATAGTCGCGGAGAGAATGTTTTTAAAGGATTAGTCACAAAATAATTAAAAAAATTTAGCATTCATTATATAATAATATTTTTATAATATATAATGAGTAGTTCAGATACAACATTTGATATGCTTAATCAAATACAATATAATATAATGGCAATGAATGTTGAGCAACAAATATCTTTATTGGATGAATGTTTAAATTCTATTTCAAAAATAAAATCAGAACAGCCAAAATTAATGGAAATGATTAATAATACTTTTAGAGGTAGTAGTTGTTTATTAACCAAAGAATCATTAAATTTATTCAAAGAGTTTATTTCTATTTATAATATTGGTTCGGGTGATTTCTTAATTGAAAATGCTCAAAAGGGAGGCGTTGGCGATGAAGATAATCAGATTGTTGAAGCTGGAAAGCCAGTCAGTTTATATAATCAACCACAACAACAGCCTTCTCAACTTCAACAACAAGTTAATCAACCAGTAAATATTGTTGCTGCCTTAGCTCAAAATGTTTGTAATCTTGGTGGTTTAAGTGCTGAATCACAAGCATTATATATGAATGCATTAATTACTGCGGTTGAGGGTCAAGTAAAGGACCAAGCTGTCATTACAAAAGCTCAAGCTGGCGTTATAAATGCTCAAGCTGCAAATGAAAATTATTTTAGACGTTCAAATTTTACAGGAACAATATTTTCATTTATGGCTCCAGGTGCATTAATGTATTATTTTCAATCTGTTATGGATAAGGTTGCTGTTGGAACTTTATATGCTGCTGGTAATATTGCAGCAGACACAGTTGGCGGTGTCGAATTGGGAATTAGAAACGCTATTCCGTTTGCAATTGAAAACATTAGAAGTGTCGGATTTAAAGCAAAAAATTACATACCTACTTCGGTTTATAATTTAATGAAAACAACCTCCGATATAGTACCGTCTCAAATATCTGAGTATGCAAAAGAAAGTTTGACTGGGACTAAAATAGCCGAAGTAACTGGATCAACTGCAGAAGCTACAAGTGAAACTATTTTTATGGGTTGTATTTTGGTTTATGTTATTTTGGTTTTGGTTTTATCGTTGCTTACAACATTACTTATTAAATTTCAACAAAAGGGGAAAATTAAGCTTTGGGTATGGGGTGCTGTAACAGGCGCAGAGATATCGTTGGGCGGAAGAATTAGAAAAAGTTTAAAAAACAATAGAGTTAAGGCTTTAAAAAGAAAACAGCGCAGAACTCGTAAAAGAAATTAATTATTATTTATTCAGCATTTCAAGTATTTTATCCATATTTGACATTAATCTATCAACACATCTCTCTAGTTTTACAAGTCTATCTTCTGGGTACTCTTGAATATTTAAATTAATATTATCATTATTTTTATTATTATTAATAATAATGTTATCTGATTTTTTTAATTTAGAAAATATATTATTATCTTCTTCATCGTCTGCATTAAATGTATTTATCTCATTTTCATTGCTAAATGAAACTTTTTTTTCTTTTGGTGATAATTCTGCGTCGAAATTATTAAGATATTTGAAACGACTATACGGTTTTTCATCTAATTTTTTATTATTATCGTCAATATTTATATTAATTTTTTCATTTTTTAATGAAGTTTCTTTAGGTTTAAGCCAATTATCTATCTGGGTAGTGTTTGAATAATTTCTATTTATTTGTTCTACTTCATAATTGCGTTGAGATTGCATTTCTTTCAAAATTTTATCCATCTCCTTAATTGGTTTATCAGTTTTTTTATCTGCAAATTCTGGAACTGATGGAGCTTTAATAGTCATTGCGTCTTCAAAGTCTTCTTGTCGTTTATTATAATCATTCTCAAATTGAGATTTTTTATTGTCTGATATTTCTTCATATGTAATTAAATCTTTTGATTGCGAATCATTATGTATTTTTATTTTATTTGGTTGAATTGGGTATGTTTTTTTAATATTATTTAATATTAATAATATATATTTTTTATTTATCTCTACTAATGAAGTAGTTTTTGTTTTTTCCGTATCAAAAAAACCTTGAATATTATTTATAAATAAATTATATATGGAACCTTGAATATCTCTACTTAAAAATTGAAATATTTCTTCATCACTAATTACTTCCCAAATCATATTTATATTTTCTTGTTTTACAAATTGGCGTATTGGCATTTTAAATATATAATAATATAACTATGTTTTTATATATTTTTATAACGAATCATTGAAATAAATATGTCTAAATTCTTGCATATATTGATCTTTAAGTATATGTGTTTTTAAATAATGATCAGTAACTTTATCTTCAAGCATATGAACAATAAAAAATATAGAATAAATACCACATTCTGTATTACCATATTGATGCTCAACTCCTTCATTACTATCTATTTTAAAATCTATACTTGGACTTAAAGCTAGACCTTGTTCTTTGACACGTTTTATAAGTTTACCTACTTCTGGAGGAGCTTTATCGCCTGTGCTATCAAAGAAAAAAATTGTTTTTTTCTTTATATTAATAAACATTGATATCCAATGTTGACCTTGTTTATAGTCAGGATCAGTATTGAATATTATTCCTATTTTTGTTTTGCCACTTTTTATTAATTTTTCAAGATTCAAATTACATAACTCTTCCCAAACGCATTCACCATATAATTTTCTTGTGTCAAAATTAATAGGCGTTGGTCCAATAAAATCAAAACATTTATATGCTTTTTCATACTGTTTCATAACTTTCATTATATCAATACTTGATAACCATTCATTTGGATTTTTTTTCCATTCAGTTGGAGATTCTGGAGCGAATGACTCGGTTAATTCTGACTCTAATTTACCAAATTCTGATTTTTGTCTAAGCCAACATGCCTCGTTATTACATATATCCCCTAAATGTTCAGTTATTATTTGATGAATCTCTTTTGGTGAATTTGAGATTATTTTTGCATCAGGATGTCTGGCATTCCAATGATCCCTTAAATTAATCAATGCTTTATTTGTATAACAACTAAAATCATTTAATTCATTTTTTGGTTTTGGACTACAATTTACTTTTTTATAACCACTTAAAGCTCGTTTATTTTTATGTGTAAAGGTTCTTCTTTTATTGTATTTTCTTGAATATTTTTTGTTTCTTATTTTCCTATTTCGAGCTATTGTCTTCATATAAATTATTGATATTATTCTTTTTTAATCCCTTATTTATTAATTCTGGATTTTTAATATCTACTTCTCTAGTTTTAGGTAAAATAATGTTAGATTCTTTTTTAATTAAAGTGCGTTTTACGTATTTGTCTAAAGTCGGCAATACCATTGTAACTGAACGCATTAACAGTTTATCAGCATCTTCGCAATTTAGTGGTTCGTCATGAATACATGTTTCGAGTGAAGAATCTATATCATTATATTCTGCTTGCATTAAATCATTACTATCAGACATTTTAAAATAATGTATAGATGATTTAATAAATGTATCAAATGAATATTTAACATCAGGTGATAAATTAACTGGTAAATTTTTGCTTAATATTTCTTGAAATAAATTTAATATTCGTTTTTCATAAAATTTTAAATCTTCGTTTTCTATTTGTTTTTCTCTCTGTTTCATTTCATTAGATTCCATAAATTCTCTGTTTAAAAGACAGTCTAACGTTATTTGATTAATATAATTTTGCGACATATTTAATAATAATATTAAAAATTATTAAAATTAAATTTATTTAACATGTTTGTTTTGTCATATCTTTTACTTGACATCTGGTATTGTTATAAAATAATCCTGAACCACATACACCAGGAGATGGATTTGGGTTAAATGATTCAAATGAATCTTGTTGAAATAATAATTGGTGTGGATTTGGCTGAGTAGGCGTTTGGAATTTATAATTATATAAATCACTATTTGACGATGGAACATAAACAGATTGACTACATTTTTGTAAAGCATATATTTGATTTCTTAGTTCAGATTCTTTATTTATATTTGTGGCAAAACCAGACCACGGTGATTTAGTATTTCCAGGATTAAAAGTTGAGTTAACATTATAAATTGGCATTTGTTGAAGAGGAACATTAATTGATTTTCTTGGATCAACAACTGGAAAATAAGAATACTTCGTCATAACTGGTCTAACGTCTAAATATGGTTGTAACATATTAGATGGAATATTTCTGTCGTAAATTCTTTGATTTGATTGTTTATGAATATCTGAAACACATTCTTGTCTTTGCATTTGATATATTTATATATTATATTTATTATTATATATCTAAATTATATAAAGGTTAAATGATAATATATATAAATAAATAAATATGTGTGGAATATTTGCGCTTCTAAATATTGACAGTAATACAGTCTTTGAATCTAAAACACAAATAGTCGACGATAAAATGGAATTTATCAAATCTAATTTTATAAAAGGCGTTCAAAGAGGTCCTGAATGTTCTAAATTAGAAAAATACAATAACTCAAATCTTGTTTTCGGATTTCATCGGTTAGCTATTAATGGTTTAAATAATGAATCAAATCAACCTTTGTCTACGCAAAAAATTAGTTTAATATGTAATGGAGAAATTTATAATTATAAAAATTTATATGAGTCAATGAATATTAAAAATACTATTAGTCAATCTGACTGTGAAGTAATTATACATTTGTACTTAAAATATGGCATTGAACAAACTTTAATAATGCTTGATGGTGTATTTTCATTTATTTTATTTGATAATAGAGACGACAATAATAAAAAACTCTATATTGCGCGTGATCCATACGGCGTTAGACCATTATATTATCTTTTTAACCGAAATGATAATTATAGATTATTTAATCTATATGGATTTGCATCAGAACTAAAATGTTTGTCATCTATTTATAATCTCAATACGTATCATTATCATATTAAACATTTTGAACCGGGAACTTATTCATCATTTATTTTTAATAAAGGAATATGGCAAACTGATATTGAAAACACGCGTTATTTTATTCCCAGATTTTCTAACTCTTTGTTGCTGAACGATGATTGTATTTATGATATTCTTAATAAAATGTATTGCGACATCACCTATTATTTTGAATCAGCTGTTATAAAAAGATGCATTACAACTGAAAGACCCGTAGCTTGTTTGCTATCTGGTGGACTTGATAGTAGTTTAGTTGCTGCACTTGTTAATAATTTTCGTAAAAAAAAAAATATTAATCAAAAATTAGAAACATATAGTATTGGTTTAGAAGGTTCTGAAGATTTAAGATGTGCTCGTATTGTAGCTAATTACCTTGAAACAGATCATCATGAAATTATTGTAACAGAAGATGATATGTTTGACGCTATTCCTGAAGTTATAGAAGCAATTGAAAGCTATGATACGACAACTGTTAGAGCAAGTATTGGCAATTATTTATTGGGTAAATATATAAAAGCTCATTCTAAAGCGAAGGTTATATTTAATGGAGACGGTTCTGATGAATTATTTGGTGGATATCTCTACATGAATAAATGTCCTGACGATATTGAGTTTGATAAAGAAACGCGTAGACTTTTGAAAGACATTCATTTATTTGATGTTTTACGTTCAGACAAATGTATATCAAGTCATGGATTAGAACCTAGAACGCCATTTTTGGATAGAACATTTACCAATTTTGTTCTATCAATACCAACACATTATAGAAATCATAAAAATGGAATTATTAGTTTTTATGGCGCTCACACAAACTTGGAAAAAATATTATTACGTCGTTGTTTTTCATTTGGAATGTTTTATGATTGGCAAAAACGACAAATTTTACCAGATGAAATATTATGGAGACGAAAGGAAGCTTTTAGTGACGGAGTCAGTTCAAAAGATCGTTCTTTATTCACTATTTTACAAGAAAAAATAGCACAAAAAATGAATGAAGAAAACGAAAATGGTAATTTTATTCCAAATATTGACACCGAAAAACAATTCTATAAACAATTATTCGATAAATTATATCCAAATTGCGAGAATATTTTACCTTATTATTGGATGCCAAAATATACTGACGCAACCGATCCTAGTGCAAGGACTCTTGTCGATTACGACAAATCCAAAGCATAAGTAATATATCATATAATATAATTATAACTCGCCTTATGGTGTACTGAAAAAAAGGCACTAACACACAGGCATTGGTAGAGGATTTAATATTATATTATATTAGATGGGTGATAATAAAACATTAGGTTTTATACAAGAAAAATTTTTCGATTCATTTATGATTATATCATATATTCTTATTGTAGTGTCTTATTTAGGCTTATCTGAATTAGCTCCTAAATACCTAGATGAACTCGAATATTACATTAAAAATTATGTTTGTCTATTTTTAATATGGAGATTTAACCCATTAAGAACACATTATGCTTTTACGCAATTAGATGCTAAAATAGCATTTAACGCTGGGTTATTTATATTGACTACAACAGCGTTAAATACTTATATCGATAAAATTAAATCATATTTAAAAAATATATTTCATTTATAGTTTCTAATGGTTTTGTTTTTTCTTACACCTCTATTTTTAATCGTTTTTGATTTTGACGACTGATTGAAAAAGGTTTGAAGATGAGTTATTATATGTTTTCCTAATATATTATCAACATCATATTCTTTTTTATCTTTTGTAACAACTGTATATTTATATACATCTATATGTTGAAGAATCGAGTTCAAAAAATCATCAGAATCTTCAATAATATCTTTACCTATATTAGAATTTAGAAATCTGTCAATCATTGTTTTAAATTCTATGTCATGATAATATGGTTTAATATTTATATAATATATTTTATCATTCGTCATTTCGGGGTAAAAACTATCATCCATAAAACATATCTCAGTGTCAATCGGGATTTTTGTGCATTTTATCAGATCTTTATGGGTTTTATTTGGGGTTGTTCTACAAACTTCAAGACGTTTGCCGTTTATTTTAAATGCAGCTATAATTTGATCAATTAATTTATAGTTTATTTTTTTCTCAAAATAGCTTAAAATACGAGTTGCCCATTCACGTGGGCCTGAGTTATTTGTATATATCATCATCTTATGACAACAATTTGTTTTTTTTTTGGTTTTTAAGTATGTTAAAATATTTATTATATTTGGACGCAAAAATTCTGGAAATAAATCAAGAGTTTCATCAAAATTAGACTGAGATAGTTGTGGTTTTCCTTTTAGTTTGATATAATTTGTTAAACAATCCCAAAATATTCCATATTGTGTAAAATATCCGAGTGTTTCATCTAAATCAAATACCACAATCTTCATTGTTAATATATATTGAGAAAGATGTATTTAAAAATATCTTAATTAAGAATATAATGAATAATAACGATATTCATATTGACAATTTTGGTGATTGGCAACGCGCGCCCCAAATGAATTCATCAGGACCGTCTCTAAATCAAATTGATGAAAACAATAGACTCTATATTAATAATATTAATAATATTAATAATATTATGATATATTCAAAACTTGAAAAATTGGAATCAGATATTGAACAGATTAAAAATATCCTTATGAGAATTTATTTACCGCAACCAATTAATTATCAAATGCAACCAAGTTTATTTACTGGACATAATATTCCATTTATGCAAAATATAAATAAAAATAATAATAATAATAACATTAATCAATTACCTTTATTCTAAACTTATAGAATTATTTTATTTGTACTTTATATACAACTATGTCCGAATTAACCATAAATGATTATAAACGTATTTTAGAATTCTATAAAAAACCTATACCGAAATCAAAACGTATACTCAAATTACAAGCAGAAAAAATGCTTGCTAATAAATTATGTAGATGTATTAAAAAAATAGACAAAATTAATGAAGCAAGAGCTATCGGAATTTGCACAAAAACAATTATTAATTCAAAAGGTTATACTCGTGGCAAATTTACTTGTAAAAATTCAAGAAGAAAAAGAATTGAACTCGCTAGAAGTAATAAAATAAGCCAGTCTAAAACAAGAAAATTAAGACAATAAATATATTAATAAAATTATAAAATAATATAAATAATTGTCATCATATTATATATCAAATATAATATGAATAAAAATATTAATGAACTTTTTGATAATTCAATAGATGATTCGTTTTCATCAAAAGTAACTATTTCTGTTGAAAAACGAAATGGTAGAAAATGTATAACAAATGTTATTGGAATGGCTGAAGATTTAGATTTAAATAAAATATTATCTTTTTTAAAAAAAACTTATAGTTGTAATGGTTCTATAATTAAAAGTAAAACTTACGGCGAAGTTATGTCATTTACTGGCGACCAAAAAGAATATATATACAACTTTTTGATTGATGAAGAAATATACAAAAAGGATGACATTATTGTTAAGGGAATTTAAACATTTATCATTTCATAATGAAATGCATCAAAGTCATCTGAAAATAATTTGTTTAGAATATTTATCGTTTTTTTATCTAATAATAAATCTTGAGCTCCTTCTGTATTTGATACATTCAGCTTTTTTATAGGATGTATAATTTTATCAAAACCTAAATGATTCAAAATAGAACGTAAATCATCTTCCAAATATTCAAATCTACCAATTATATCGACACCACATTGACCACGTAAATCTTCCATTTGTCTTTTTTGACTCATAAATATATGACCATATTCAATATCTGACACTGCATTCAACAAATTTGGTTTACTTATATATTCATTAAATCCTATATTCATTTTTAGAATAATATTAAAGTGTTTCCAACCCGATAATGCTCTGTCATAAGGATTTCTTATAAAACAAAATTTGATATAAGTTGTCCATTTATCTTCATCCATATTCATTTCTCTATTAAAATACTCGCTTGTTCTGCAATAGTTTAATAGCCCTGCAACCTTATTAAAATGCGAATTATCATAAATATGATTTCCAGTAAGGACTGTTCTAAAATAGTTCGATTTACATATTATGTTATGGTCTGGCCTTCTATAAGCAATTAGGTCTAAATAACTAATAAAGCCATAATATTTTACTAATGTTGGGCCAATATAAGTGCCGCCTGTTTTGGGTATATGTATAAATATAGTTTTTTTTTTATGATTAATGTATATCATTATTTATTTAGTTGTATTTACTTTTATATTGTTATTTTTTACATGTTCATTGAATCCAATAATTTTATTAAAAAAAGAATTATTTTTTATAAAATTTACTATATGAATTTTTGGTTTAATTATTATTAATCCTGAATTTAATAAATTATTTTGAGAATACATAATATTATTTATTATATTTTATTTTTAATTATTTAATAAATTATTTTGCTAAATGGTCTAATGCTGATAAAAGAACTAATTCTTGATCTGTCAACTTTTGGAATATTAAATTTTTATCAATAGATATTTGAAAATGTCGTGAATTAAATCCAAAATTTTTACAAACACAATATGTTCCTTCATCTGTAATTTTTATTTCACAAAATATAGAACCTTTTGTTAAAATTATATTTGTTGGATGTTCAATAGGTATCCATCTCAAAAAAGTACCGTATTTTAAATCATTCATCTCATCGACATATTTATAGTATTTCAATTTATTGAAAATATCAATAGTTTCTTGTCTTGGTAAATGCAATTCTTTTAATATATTTAAATTCATCTCTCTAATTTTATCGGTTGTAAAATTTAATAATGTTTCGTTTGAATCATCGTCAATAGCTTTTAATAATTTATTTACGTCCATATTATTTAAATATAAACAATTATATTTAAATACTTTTCAAAAATAGAGCAAAATATACTATTTTATTTGAATAGATCTTTTATAAAGCGAATCTACCATGAACCAAACGCACCGCCACCTAAAGCAGCATTTGCAGCCATTGGTTCAAAAGGAGTCATTCCCTCTGACATTCCTGGGGAAGCAGCACCAACTAATGGTGTATTATCTTGTCTATACATAGAGTCATAATTTGGTGATTGTTGTGATTGTGAGTTTTGGTTGTCTTGAGCTGTGTCATAAGTTGGCAATGCGCTTATTGCTGTGCCGTCAGTCATAGCTGGTTGCATCATTTGTTGTGGCATCATCATCTGTTGGCCAGAAATCGGTTGAGAAACTTTTACTGAACCTGATTTTCCGTTCTTCTTTTTGTCTTGCTTTCCATTCCATAACTCAAAAATACGGTCAACTAATAAAGAAACTTTCTCTCCAAGCTTAGTTTGTAAGCTCATAGTAATCATCAATATTGCTAAAATAATATAAATAATATGAAATTCTGGATATTTGGCACCACTGTATGTTGGTATGAAAGTAATTATTCTATTAATAATCAATAAACCAATAAACATAATGATTATTTGAATAATAACTTCTGCTGAGATTTCTAAACTACTTTTTTTATCATCAGCTTCAGGAACATACTTTTGCATTGTTTTATTTAATGTGACTATTGGAATAATTGCTATTAAAGAATATTGGAGAATGTTCAATATTTCAGATTTTGAGTCATCGTCAAAATTGAAAACGTGCTTAAAGAAACTTTTTGATTCATCAGAGCTATCCATATCCCTATAGGGTATAATTAGAAATTAAATATTTGTAAAAATATATTATTATCTAAAGAATATAAAGATATTCTAAATAATTTATTAATGGAACATGTTTTTGAGCAAAATAGTCTATTAGACAGTTATCTTCAATTAAAAAAAAACAATGATACTAAAGAAGAAGAAGAAGTAGAAACAATATATGCAGTAGCGCTTGAAGATGAAAATGAAAATGAATTACGTGGAACTGGTAATTTATCCGACAGAATTTTTTCCAATATTCAAAAGTTTCAACATGAAGAATATCAGTATCTTAATTTACTTGAAAATATCCTTGACAATGGGGTTTGGGAAGAAGGTCGAAATGGTAAAACCAAAGGTATCTTTGGACAAAGTATGCGTTTCTCTCTAAAGGATGGTAAAATTCCTATTTTGACAACTAAAAAAACTGCTTGGAAGACTTGTTTGAAAGAACTTTTGTGGTTTATTCGTGGCGAAACAGATAATAAAATTCTTAAGAAACAAGGTGTTCATATTTGGGATGCCAATGGGTCGAGAGAATTTCTTGATTCAAGAGGATTGCAATTATATCCTGAAGATATGCTTGGCCCGATTTATGGCTATCAATGGAGAAATTTTAACGCTAGTTATAACTGTTTTACAGGTAAAAATGTTACGGACGACCATCCATTTAATGGAGTTGATCAATTAAAAGGTATTATTGATGCGTTAAAAGATCCAAAACAAAGAAATAGTCGTCGCTTGATAATGACTGCTTGGAACCCAAAACAATTAGACCAAATGGCTCTTCCTCCTTGTCATATTTTATGTCAATTTAATGTTCATGATGGAAATAAATTAAGTTGTATGATGGTCCAGCGTTCAGTTGACACCATATTAGGTCAGCCGTTCAATATAGCATCGTATAGTTTTCTTACGCATTTACTAGCAAAACATTGTGGTTTAGAGGCATATGAATTTATTCATTTTATGGGAAATTGTCACCTTTATGATAACGCAATTGCAGCAGCCAAATTACAAATTACTAGAGAACCATTTGAGTTTCCTACGGTTTCAATTAACCAAGTTAGAGAGAATATTAATGATTATCAAGTAGAAGATTTTGAAATTCATAATTATAAAAGCCATGAGGCAATTAAAGTTGCTATGGTTGCATAGGATTTTCATCATCATTAATGTTTCTTATTCTTGATTGTTTTTCTTTTCTTGTAATGTTTCTTATTCTTGAATGTTTTTCTTTTCTTTCCTCCAAGATATAAATATTTATTAAATCCAACATTATTATCAGCTGATAATATATCAAATACATCATTAATTTTTTGTCTATCAACCACCCTAATTTCAAACAATTCATACTGAGGAAATGCAAATTTATTTCCTTTAATTTGTTTATTTAAATATGGTATAAGAAATAACGCATCCATATATATATTATATTTTTTGTTATATCCTTTTCGTTCTTCGCTTTTAAAAATTTTCATATCTGAGTGTATAAAATTAATATAGTTAATGATGTAAAGAAACATATTTATATCAAATATGCGCGTTAGAGGTTCTCTTGCAATAGCTGATTCGCTCCAAGAATCGCAAATAATTATATAATTATTACATCTATATATAAAAAAATGGTGAGCTGTTATTGTTTCGTGACATAAATTAATCATATAAGATTTTCCATTTTAAAATGTATTTATATTATAATGGTTTTTAGGAATATACCAAAATTCAGGGTCATCATTATGAGACGGAATTTTTATATTATGATTTTTCTCTAAATTATACATTATACCACGATATTTCTTATCAAAAAAAGCATAACCGGTAATAACTTTATAAAAAACGGTTGCGAAATTGTATATTTGGTATTGTTTTAATTCTGTAAACCCATGTTTTAACTTATAAGTATCGAAATTATTTTCAAATAAAAGATAAAAATACATATACATATACGGTGCAAAACGACCGCAACATATCCAATTTCTATTATACCTGTCACATGAACTGCAAATATTGTCGATATTTTTTAAATAATTCGCAATTGCATTAATGTTATAAGCAATATCAATACATTGTGTTTGTTCGCATTTATCGTCTGTTACAATAACGCGAAAATTTTTAACAGTGCTATTGTATTTTTGTATTTTTTCAATTGTTTCTTCAACATTACTTTTTTGTGAGTTTATTTGTAAACTTTTATTCTGAATAAATGGTACGTAAAAATATATAGTATAAAAATCATTAATTTTGTAATTTTGAAATGTAAATGTAATTTTTTTACATTCATTTAACGACCCATCTGGTGCATTTTCCAAATCTAAATGCAATAATTTTGGTAATTCTGGTATATTTTTATGATTTATAAACCAATTGTCTAAAACTGGTTCGCCAATTTCACCAGGTTCTAAATTCATTATATTATAATGTAATATAATGAAATCAATATAACTTTTTAATACAAATCTTTAATCCAGTATTCAACTGCTTTATAACATTCTGGACTTGATTCTTTAAATATAGTAATTGTTTCATCATTAGATGAAATAAATCCGAGACCGAAAAAATTAAACCCTCTAACACCACAAGTAGTAGATATGTTAATTGTGTATTGAATATCTTTAGCGTTAGTGTAATGATGTATTTGGCTTATATATTTTGGATTGATTATTCTGTTTGCGAGTTTCAAAAATTTTACCATTTATGTATAAATTATATATCGTATTAGGTTTAAGTTTGTTAATTAATGATTTTTTCTAGTTTTTACTTTAGTATTACTTCTCTCGGATTTCAAAACAGGAAATTTGTACGAGACAAAGCAAATTGCAGTTAAAACTGTTTAATGATGCTTTTTAACTTTAATTCCTTCATATACAAAATTTTTGCCAGAATTAATTGTATATCCTTTATCAGTTTTATTATTTTTATAAAGTTTCGCTCTGCCTTCTATTTTACCAAAGTTTATTCTCTCTATTATTCCTGTAATAGATTCTTCGAGAGAAACTTCAGCACCTTTTCTGTCATCATTTCCTGAATATTCACCAGCAAATCCACCCATAAACTTTCCATTTGGGACAATAACAGTTGTTGTCATAACAGCTGAACTTATAAATTTACCTTTGAGTCCATTTGCTTGTGCCTTTATGCATTCTAAAACTTCACCCCCCATTGAATTCTTTTTAATCCTGCTTCTTTTGATATCTCTTTTGCGCCAGTTGGAATAACACTCGTGTATTCGATAACATTTGCATTTTCAATACCTGCTTTTGTTAATGCTTCGTCATATGACCCAGTTTCATACGGCAAACCTTTAGATCCGGCATCAAATTCACCGCTTCCAGAAGTTATAAAATATTCATAAGGGACTCGATTACCTAAAATAATGTCTTTCATATTAACGTATATATTAAGTAAATATGAAAAATTTTAATGTAATTTTTGCGTAAGTTATTTAGAAACAAATTATATAATATTTATATTATGAGTTCAAGATCACTTGCTGCTGCTAGAGCTAGACGTTCTGGAGATGCCGTTCCACCTGTTAGCGGAAATAGACCAATTACTTCAATTGGTTCACAAGCCGCTTTTGCACAACAAATGCCATCAAATATGTCTTATAATATGCCACCCCCGGCAAACAATGTAAGAACCGCAAGAGGAATACCACCTCCTCCACAAATTTCAAGACAACCTCCTCAACAATATCAACAATTTTATGATCAAAATCAACAACAACACCATCAACAAAATCAACAACAACAACAGACAAATGGTATGCCATTTTCAAAATTAAGTATATCTGACGCTATTGGATTAATTACATTAAGACTAGGTAGAGTAGAACAGTGGATGATGGATACTGACACCGATGCTGATACTGACGCTGATAATAAATCACACCATGTTGCTGGAGGAGGTGATAGTGCAATTCCAGATAATCATAAAATTATTGATAATTCTGTATTGGCTACGATTATTAGTCGTATCGATTCTCTTGAAAAAAATAGTGGATCATCAAACACAGAAGGTGTTAGTAAATTATCTGAAGAAGTAAGCAAGTTAAATGATATTGTTAAACGAATTGGTGACGATATGTCAAAACATTCAATTGAACTAGCAAAGAACTCTGAACAAGTATTTAGATTTAATAGAGATTTAACTGAAACCAAAGACATCCTTAAGTCATTTATGGTTAAGTATGATATGTTTGCCCAAGAAACGACTAATAATTTTTCTGATTATGAAATTGCATTAAGTGATTTGGAAAAACGCTTACCCTCTTTGGATATTGGTCAAAATATTGCTGATCTTGAGTCTGAAGATGCTGGCACTGATATAAATGATGTTGAGGGAGATAATAACATCATTATGAGTGTAGATTTAAAAAATATTATCAAACAAGAATTAGCTAATACTAATGCTTAAAAGATTTATTTTTTTTCTAACATTGTTTCTTTTTACCACCAGAATAATTAAATGTATATATATTTACTAGTTTGTGTCTTATTCTTGTAAGTTTCAAAGTAATATTATTATCATTAATTACTCTAAAAATCTGTGTTGTAGATAAATTAGCATCTTTGTGTTTGTCTTTAAGTTTTTGGTTTAACTCGTGTAAAGTAATTGTTTTATTTTGATTTATTTCATCAACTAATAATTTAACATATTATTTTTTAACCTTATAAGAAACTAGTTTTCTGTAATGAATATTAATAGTTACCTTCATTTTTGTATCTTTCAACCAACCACATTAAACTTCTTGGGGCGCATTTGAATACTTTACAAACTTCTTCTTGTGTTTTATATTCAACTAAATAATATTGAACTGTTGTTAATTTATAATCATTACTTTTATGAGTAGGTGTATATATTTATAAATTGATTTATATATATTTATATATATATATTTATATAAATATATATTTATGAATAAAAATTTTACAATTTGTTTAAATATGATAGTTAAAAACGAGTCTCATATTATTGAAAAAACATTAAATAATTTATGTTCAAAAATTATTTTTGATTATTGGGTAATATGTGATACAGGTTCAACAGATAATACAAAAGAATTAATTCAAACATTTTTTGATAAAAAACAGATTTCAGGTGAATTACATACTGAAGAATGGGTAGATTTTGGTAATAACAGAACAACAGCATTAAAAAAAGCTTATAATAAAACTGATTATTTATTAGTATTTGATGCTGATGATGAAATGATAGGTGATATAGTTTTTCCTGAAAATTTTTTAGATTATGATTCTTATTTATTAAGTTTTGGATTAAAAACTAAATATCAAAGAACAATATTAATTAATAATAGAAAAAAATGGAGATTTAATGGGGTATTACACGAGTTTATTGAATGTTTAGAAAAATGCAATTCTACAATTTTAAATGGTGATTACTATATAATTTCTGGTAAAATTGGTAATAGAAGTAAAGATCCAGAAAAATATATAAAAGACGCATTAATTCTTGAAAAGGCTTATGAAACAGCATTAGATAGTAATGATAATAACTATATGCGATATTCTTTTTATTGCGCAAATAGTTATAAAGATGCGAATGATATAAATAATGCGATAAAATGGTATAAAAATACATTAAAACTAAATAATTGGTATCAAGAAAAATATATATCTTGTATTAGATTATATGAATTATATGATAAACAAAACCAAACGAAAGAAGGAATATGTTATTTAATAGAATCTTATAAATATGATAATACACGTGTAGAAGGAATATATAATTTAATAAAATATTATTGTGTACAAAAACAAGATATAGTTTCATATAAATTTTATGAATTAATTCAAAATTATTATGAAAACGATTACATAAATGATAATTTTTCTAAAAAATTATTTGTAAATGAATATGATTACTCTTTTTTTTTACCGTATTATATGATTATTGTTTGTGAAAGATTAAAAAAATACGATGTAGGATTAAAAATGTATGATATTATTTTTACAAAAAAAAATTTAGATGTTGGAGAATGGTGGATAAAAAATTTGGTATTTAATTTACAATTTTTCATAGAAAAAAATAAGGATATTTCATTTTCGTTTAAATGGAGAGAATATTTATCATTAATTAATCAAAAAAATTACGTTATTGATGAAAATTTAGTAAATAAATATGAAATTTATAACGTATCAAATTTTATTGAAATATATTCAAAAGATACAAATGATGATACAAAATAATGATACAAAAATTATAGTCATTTTGATACTCGCAAAAGATAAAGAACATGCGTTGCCTTTTTATTTAAAGTGTATTTATAATCAAAGTTATAATAAAAAATATATACATTTATATATTCGTACAAATGACAATAAAGATAATACAAACATTATATTAACAGAATTTATAGAAAAATATGGTAATGAATATGCTTCAGTATATTTTAATGATAATAGTATATCAGAAAAATTAAAACAATATTCAAATCATGAGTGGAACTCTTTTAGATTTAATATCATTGGTAAAATTAGCCAATATTCAGTAGATTACGTGCATAAATTAAATGCACATTATTTTGTTGCTGATTGTGATAATTTTATTATTTCTACAACAATTGAAGAATTAGCTAACGCTTAAATACTGTTGCTAACGCTTTAAAGATTTATTTTTTTTTCTAACATTGTTTCTTTTTATAGTTTTCCTTTTTTTGCCGCCAGAATAATTAAATGTGTATATCATATCAACATCATAATCAATTTCAGAATCTGAATCAAATCTATTATATTTTTCTGGTAAATAACGTTTATTTATTTTAAATCCATTTTTGAGATAAAAATTTGAATTCGAATCTTTTGCTCCCAAATTTATTTGTTTACTTTTTATTTTTTCTCCAAGTCTTTTTACCATATTTAATAATAAAGTTCCATATTTTTTTTCTGAAGAAAACGGAACACATATTCCGGTTACTGTTAAGTTACTGTTATATGAACTATTAATATATATTGTACAACAACCAACAATATAATTATTATAAGACGTATTCTCTCCATCTGTAATATAAATAACTACGTCTTGAGAAAGAGACTTTATAAAATAATCGTAATTAATTGCTTTTTGGTTTCTACAAAATTTTGGATTTAATTTAATTACTCTTAATAATTCATTTACATTACCTTTTTTGCAACCTAATTCTTCAAGTACATTATTATGTTTTACAAAAGGATTAATATAATAATATTCAATTAGCATTATTATTATATATTAAACATATTAAATATAATATAATATAATATTTATTATGAAAGTCACAATTGAAGATAAAAAGAAAAAAGATATTTTTATTTCAATATTCTCTCTATTAAAAAACGCATCATCTCAAATTAACGCGTCTTTCGATTTAGACAATATGCATATTCAAGGCATGGATAAATCACATGTTTGTCTTTTTAATTTAAATCTAAAAAATAACTGGTTTACATCTTATGAAGTATCTGAAAAACGAGACATATGTTTTGATACAAATATATTTTATTCGATGATAAGTTCAAAAAGTGATGAACAAAATCTGATAATAAAAATAAATTCCGATGATTCATTAGATATCGAGTTAGTAAATTCTGTTAAAAAAAATGATTATAATAAGTATTTTGCAATGCCTTTAATCGAATATGAATACGATGAAATGAATATTCCTTCTACCGAATATGACGCTGAATTATCACTACCGTCTAAAAAAGTAACTGATATGTTGTCTCAATTAAGTAATTTTGGCAATGATCTAAATGTAAAATGTGGTGAAAATGATGCTGATTTTTCAACTAAAGGAAATGCAGGAGAAATGCGTGTTAATATTCCGATTGACGACATGTCAAGTTACAGTATAGTTGAAGGTGAATTAATTAATTTAACGTACAGTTTAATTTACATAAGTAAAATGTGTGTTTCAAATAAATTATCTGCTGACATAGATTTTAGTTTAAGCAACGAATATCCTATGAAGATTAAATATGATTTAGGAGATGAAAGCGAATTGTTATTTTATATTGCCCCAAAGCTAGAAGATTAATTAACCTTTAGAAAAGGTTTAGTTCGTTATAGTCGATAAATATTATTATCATTTTTATTTAATATTAAATGGAAATAATTATAGGTTTTTGTGTATTTTGTGTAGTATTATTTTTATATCTTCATGTTCAGTTTCATTTAAAAACAGGCGAAGACTTAGAAATGTACGAAATTGAGCAACCATCTAAAGATAAATTGGAAGAAATATGTGATTTAAGGCAACCTGTTATATTTGATTTCGATTGCCAAAAAATTTTAGACACAACAAATCGTACTTATGTAGCAAATAATTATCATGCATTTGAAGTTAAAATTAGAAATATTAAAGAAACTGATATTAATGCTGAAATTTATATGCCATTACCGCTTCATTCTGCTATTAAACTTTTTGACGAAGATAAGACTATCAGTTATATTTCGGAAAATAACGCAGAATTTCTCGATGAAACTGGTGTGGTTAAAAATATGAAGTATAATGACGAATTCTTGAGACCGTATATGGTCTCGAACTGCAACTATGATATCCTAATGGGCAGCCAAAACACTTGCACACCATTTAGATATGAAATTAACTACCGTAATTACCTGTTATTAACTCAAGGAAGTGCACAAATTAAACTTGCTCCACCGCACAGCACTAAATATTTGTATCCAATTTATGATTATGAAAATTTTGAATTTAGATCTCCTATTAATCCTTGGAAACCACAAGCTAGGTTCACTGCTGATTTTGATAAAATTAAATGCCTTGAATTCACATTATTGCCTGGTAAAACATTATATATTCCTGCTTATTGGTGGTATAGTATTAAATTTAATGAAAATACCAGCATATCTAGTTTTAATTATAGAACTTATATGAATAATTTGGCTATCACGCCTTATATTTGTTTACATGCTCTCCAAATCCAAAATGTTAAACGCGATGTCGTCAAAAAAATCAATATTGTTGAGCTTAATAAAAACGATATTATCACACCTGTTGAAAAAGAAGAACTCGTAAATAATATTGAAAGCGTAAACACTATTAATAATACATTTGAAGATCAAAATGCATCAATTCAAAATAATAGCACAAATATTGATGAATTACCTCAACCTAGTTCATCAAACGATAATATAGGTTCTGAAATATAATTTTTTTATTATAAAAAATTTTTATATATTACTATTTTATAATGAGGTTAAAAAAAATGTTTAATGCATTAAATCCTTTTACGCGTAGAAGAAAAACGCGTCGTCATAGAAAAAATAGACGTAATACGAGACGTCGTTTGATGCGCGGTGGTTGAGGAGGAACCTTAATGACTCCTATAAAAAAACAATTGTTTGTTATGAAAGGAGGCTGAGGAGGACCTATTATCAATAACGTACAATAAAAAAAATATTTATTTCAGGAATGATGATTGTTATAATAATTTATAGGATAATAATTTGATATTTGGAATTTTACATAATATTTTATATATTTATTAGTCCGTTAAAATCACTTTCGATTGATTTATCGTATAATTCAAATGAAACCATATCTTTTCTGCAAAAAGCACAGCACGGTACATTTGTATTTGATTTTTCTAAAGTTTTTACTATACATTCTTTACAAAATTCATGTTCACAATTAAGCTTTATGTAATTTTTCTTTTCATACTGTTCATAACATATATTACATTCACATATATTATCTTCATATGGCAGTTCGTTATTCGATATTTTTATATCAAATTTTCTATTTCGATATTGTCTTAAATTAGTAATTGAATCATCCATATTCCTTAGCGTATCAAGTGTCATCGAACTTAATAATAAATCAAACGAATGACTTTGATAAATATAATTATTAATTATCTCTCTATTTCTTCTATTTTCTTCTATTTGTAGTCTTGTATCAATAATAGACAATAAAACATTTTCTTGGTTTAGGTCTTCGTCTTCTTCTCCGTCTTGTTCTAAATGTTCTTCTTCTTGTTCAATATTATCAATTGTTGGCAATTGTATGCTTCTAAATGTTAAATAATTGATAAGTCTTGTAATATTTTCATCTAAATTTATTTCTTGTGATAAATTTAGATATTGATTCATTTTAGTAATAATCGCATTAATTATTACTTGACATGTTCCTCTTGATGATGCCCCGCATTCTCTTACAGCATAAGCATATAATATGTTTTTATTAACTCTTTCATACATTTGCAGAATCCACTTTATAAACTCTCGTTTAATAAAACTAAATGAAGTATTGTATGTTCTTGCAATAGTAATAATATTTTTTAACTCATACAACATTACAGTTTCGAAATTTTTTATTCTTTCATCATTACATGCTGTAATACGATGTCCAGCTATTCTACAGAATGAGCAACAACTTACTCTTACAGCGTTTAATTCGATATTCATATTTATTTAATCAATTCAATTACCTTTATTTTCAGAAGATTAAGTTTTTCAATTTTTTTTATAATTTTAAAATATAATATAAAGATATTACTGCATATATAAAGAGAGACTATGTACAAAATTCACATAAACGACCGGAGTTGTTCATCTTGGGATACATTCGATATGAACACTCTAGAAAAAATAAATGATTTAACTGATTTTAATCCGATTGAATGTAAATTATTTTCAAATGATGTTTTTTCAATTGAAATGGACAATAGCATTAACATTGTTCATTCGTCAGTAAGAACAGGACCACCTATACCAGGAGTTTTAATTCTTGATGGAAATAAAACTTATGGAAGAGAAAAAAAATTAGCAAACGCGGGGCAAACTCTCACTGCTTCTAAATTAAGGCATTCAGCTGGTAAATTGTTATATAAATGTATCCCAGATGATATAAGATTACCTACTTTTCTAGTTCCTTATGAAATAAAGAATATAGGGTTTTCAAAGGTATTTAAAAATTTATATGTTACGATAAGATTTGAAAACTGGGAAGATAAGCATCCAAGAGCCAAACTTGATAATGTTATTGGACCAGTTGACATTCTTGATAATTTTTATGAATATCAACTTTTCTGTAAAAGCCTTAATGCGTCTATACAAAAGTTTCAAAAAGACACGAGTAAAGCACTTGAAAATAAATCAAATGAAATGATTATCGAGACTGTTTTAGAAAAATACCCAACTATTGAAGACAGAACAGACCAAAACAAATGGCATATATTTACAATTGACCCGATGGTGAGTCAGGATTTCGACGATGGTTTTAGCATAAACAAACGTGAAGATGGAACATACATACTAAGCATATATATAGCAAATGTAACGATTTTGATGGACACCTTAAATTTATGGGACTCGTTTTCTCGCCGAATTTCAACAATCTATTTGCCTGATAAAAAGAGACCTATGTTACCAACTATATTATCTGACAGTCTATGTAGCTTACAAGAAAATGTTAAAAGAGTTGCGTTCGTTATGGACGTTCATATTTCGGAAGGTACAATTTTGGACGTTAGCTTTTGTAACGCAATAATAAAGGTTTCAAATAATTATATCTATGAAGATTTTAAGCTGTTGTCTGATCCAAAATATCACGTAATTCTTGATGTTGCTCAGCGTCTATCAAAAAAATATAAATATATTAATAATGTTAGAAATAGTCATGAGCTTGTCTGCTATCTTATGATTTTAATGAACTACAAATGTGCAACCGAATTAATTAAGCATAAAACTGGTATTTTTCGCTCTACTATCATCAAGCGAAATGTTGTAGTACCAGAATCATTACCCGAAGAGCTTGGCAAATTTATCAAAATATGGAATAGCGCGTCAGGTCAATATATAGATGGTTCTGAAATTATAGACACTAGACATGAGTTACTGGATGTTGACGCTTACATACATATTACCAGTCCTATTAGAAGATTAGTTGATCTTTTAAATATAATTAAATTTCAGAAAACGATGAATATTGTAAATCTCTCTGAAAATGCAGATAAATTTTATAATAATTGGCTTAATGAACTAGAGTATATTAATACTACTATGCGTTCAATTAGAAAAATTCAATGTGATTGTACATTACTTGATTTATGTTATAACAACGAATCTGTGCTTGAAAAAGAATATGAAGGTTATTTGTTTGATAAAATATATAGAAATGACGGTTTATTTCAATACGTGGTATTTTTACCTGAATTAAAAATGTCTTCTAGAATAACTTTGAGAGAAGATTTTAATAATTTTTCAAATAGAAAATTTAAATTATTCATCTTCAATGATGAAGAGAAATTTAAAAAGAAAATTCGACTTCATTTATTATAAAATTTTAACGAATTAAATATATACTGTTATATTATATTATGATGTATATGAAGTTTGTTAACTTATTAAAACTATCTACACATTAAATTGTATGGGAGTATCCATTTAATAATTATAATTATATATTTAATTATAATTATTTACATTTATTAATATATAAAATATATTTTATATTATTTAACTTTTTAAAGTCTACGTAAATGGAGGTCCATGAAACCAAATTACAATAGAATTTCGTATTCCTTTTGTAATTGGAGTTACCCTATGAGTTAAATATGACGGGAAAAAAATTACAGCTCCTTTTTTTCTTGGTGCTTTTATAATATTTCTATGTAACATAAATTCCAAATCACAACCTTCATATTCTTCAGAATCAGATAACTGAATAACACAACTTAATTTTCTTGTTGTTGATAATCCATTGGATCCAAAATCCATATGCCAATCATAATGAGATTGTTGGGTTGCTTCAGGATCATATGAATATTCAGTAAATTGTATAGATTCAAATAAATTTGTAACGTTGAAATTCCACATTTTATTATTAGCATCTTTTTCTAAATCAACTAATTTATCATATAAAAATCTAGTTTCTTCATTGTTAGGTAACCAAATAATTGTACTTTTTCTATATGATAAATCTATGTTACCATTTACATTTCCGTCATTTGCATTATATTTTTTAGACAATTCCATTATTTTGTTAATTTCTTCACACTTAATGCTGTTTTCATAATAGTAATAATTTACCAAATTCTTATTTTGTTTTAACATATTATAATCTGACATTGAATTATTTTATATATTATATTTAAATATTTTATTTATTTTTTTATTTTTTAAATTACTCGAAACAATTCAATTGGTGAATCTAATCAATATTTTCAATACTTCCTAATATTTTATTGATCGTAACTCCTTTGACTATTTTCTTGATTATCTTATCTTCTTTATCCTTAGATGTTTCATCTGTATTGCCACCCATTGCTTCAATAACTATCTTACTGTATTGGTCTGATCTTTTCGATTCTGAATCATTGTAATCAGGATACACCTCTTTAAATTTTGGTAAAAGTTTTTCATTTTTAAAGGCTACTTTTTTAATTACTTTTCTAAGTTTATTTTTATCTTCATCTTCTTTTTCCCATTTATTTTCATCTTTTATATATACTGTTTCACGTTTTCTATCTGTACAATGGACAGGTCGCTCTGTTTCATCTAAAGAATTAAGTTTTTTTGCTATAATATGTGAAATTCCCTCGACAAATCCTAATTTTCCAATGCTTTCTAAATCAGATAATTGAAGCTGGAGAGAATCAATAAAATCCGATATATTCATCGCATTTTTACAAGTTTCATTCAAATAAACATTTAAATTAAATGTCTTGTTATTTGAGTTGATATTGCCGTTGTTAATATTATTTGTATTATTTGATTGGTTTGATTTGCAAATATCAACAATTTTATTTGTTAATTCACTATTTTGCTTGACAACATCTAGTATTAGATTTGTAAGAATTTTAATTTCTGTTTTCTCATTTTCTTGAACAGTAACTACTTTTTTATTAGGCATAAATTCACACTTTTGTTTATGCCTCCATAAACCAGTCCTTTCTTTATAAGTTTTATTACAAAATTCACACGAATATGGGATTTCTTGGGACAGGATGTTGTCAACTGTTGACAAAATGTTGACAAAATGTTTCTTGGTCTGTTTATGTTTATTAAAATCTTTTAGACTACATGTAAAATAGTCACAATCGTCACATATAAATTTTTTCGGGATTTTTTCGGGATTTTTTGTTGACATTATCCTTAATATGTTGACAGAAAATAAAATTTATAGCTTTTACGAAAAAAAATTATCGTAACAAAATGAAAATTATTTTTTTTGTGACCAGACCTTAAAAATACTTTATGCTCACAAAACACGCATTTTTCATAAAATATCTGGGCTATTTGATTTTGGACATTTATTTTTGTCCATTTTCAAAAAAATTAAAAACTTTCCCAAACACTTTTTGAAATTCTATGATCAACTTTATATATATATTAAAACAACTTAAAGAACGATATTATTGCATTATTTACTATATGTTGGTGTTTGAAATAACTGCAAACCTTTATCCATGTCTTCGATAAATTTTTTTATGAAATATGTTTCACCTGTTAAAGGAGTTATATGCAACTCACATGCGTCAAAATACAGACCTTTTACATAAATTTCTAGATATAATTTGCAGGTTGATTTGCCATATATCTTGCACCAATATTTGTTTGTATTTGTGTTAAAACCAACGACTGATACATTACAATTGTTCATTAAAATATATTGTAACGCATCATTTATTACATTTTTATCTATTTTATAAGTTAAATTAATTTCATTTATAAATCGATATCTCTCTATTTTTCTTGGCGAATATATATCCGACCTAGGTGTTGGATAAAAACAAACTGACATTTTAGTATTATTAAGTAAATTTATTGAATTATATTTATGTCTCTTTTTAAATAACTAAAATTATAATCAATTTTTTTAAATACTTTCGATAATATATTTAATGAATCAATATAAAGAAGTAGACTGTATATATATACCCTAAACCATATGGTAAAAATATGTTCTATAACAGATTATCCTGACGATAATGAAGCTAAATATAAAGAATATTTTAATAAATTTAATTATCCATTGCATATATTCCAGAAATGGGCTATAGAAGGAATTGTAACTGGTAATCATGTGCTGGTTATGGCACCAACAGGAAGCGGCAAAAGTCTACCCGGCGAATTCGCATTAGATTATTTTCATTCACTAGGTAAAAAAACAATTTATTGTTCACCAATTAAGAGCTTAAGCAATCAGAAATTCAACGATTTCACAAACAAATATCCGCATATAAAAGTTGGGATAGTCACAGGTGATATTTCTTGCAACCCCGATGCAGAGGTCATCGTAATGACGACTGAGATTTTATTGAATAAATTATACCAATTAAAAAGTCAAACTCAGACTACAAATTCATCAATATCTTTTGAAATGGATATACAAAATGAATTAGGATGTGTTATATTTGACGAAATACATTTTATCGGAGACGAAAATAGAGGAGCAGTCTGGGAAAATTCAATTATGTTGTTACCTAGACATATTCAAATGGTTGGATTATCTGCTACATTAGATAATCCTGAAAAATTCGCAAATTGGCTTGAAAATAGAGGTGAAATAAATAATAATAGTGATAAATTGGTCTATTTAACTTCTAAGACTAAAAGAGCTGTACCTTTAATACATTATTCATTTGTAACCTCAACACAAAGTGTATTTAAAACAATTAAAGATAAAGCTATTCAAGAAGAAATAAGACAATTTATCAATAAACCTCATATTATTCAAGACCATAACAACAAATTTAATGATGATAATTTTAATAAAACTCTTAAAATGCTAAAATTATTTGAAAAGAATGAAATTTATGTTAAGCGAGCACATGCGTTAAACCAAGTAACAAAATATTTAACAGAAAATGAAATGACTCCAGCAATTTGTTATGTGTTTTCAATTAAAAAAATAGAGCAATGTGCTAATGAAATTACGACTAATTTACAGGAATTTGATACAAAAGTTCCTTATATCGTGGATAGAGAATGTGAAGACATTTTAAGGAGTAAATTATCAAATTATGAAGAATATTTACATCTACCTGAATACGTAAAATTAGTCGCTTTATTGAGAAAAGGTATTGCCACTCATCACTCTAAAATGCTTCCTATATTAAAAGAAATAGTTGAAATATTTTTTGCCAAAGGATATATCAAGTTATTATTTGCTACCGAATCAGTAGCTATAGGTCTTAATTTACCTGTCAAGACTTGTATATTTACCGACATAAACAAACACGATGGATCATGTCAAAGAATTTTACAAGGTCATGAGTATGTGCAATCGGCTGGACGCAGTGGTCGTTTAGGATTAGATAAAATAGGCCATGTTATTCACCTGAATAATCTATTCAGAAATGTTGACTCGGTCAATTATAAGCAGATGATGAATGGAAAACCACAAGCACTTACTTCTAAATTCAAGATTTCATATAATCTTCTTTTAAATCTGCTTGACATTGGTGATAATAATCTGACCCAGTTTGCAAGTAAAAGCATGATTAATGGAGAACTAAATAACCAGATGAAAGAAATTCAAGGTAAAATCACGACAATTCAAACCGAATTGGATAATTTGAGTAATTGTGCAAAAATGATGAGAACTCCACCCAACGTTATTTGCGATTTTATCGATCTCCAAAAGAATGTCAAGTTTTCTGTCAATAAGAAGCGAAAAGAAATAGAGAGAAATATCCAAAAAATAAAGGATGAATACAAATTTATAGACCAAGACCAAGTTAGTTATTTAAAAATTTCACAAAAAGAAAGTGAAATCCAAATTCTTCAAAGCCAATATGATTCATTGAATAAATATTTTCAGTCTGGAGTCGATACTGTGTTGGGTCTTTTAGGTGAAGAAGGATTCTTAGGAGAATCAACAACCCTTAATCTTTTAGGTAAGATTGCATCACAAATTAAAGAGATTCATTGTTTGGTTTTCGCGAATTTATTTAATGAAAATAAACTAGACCAATTATCGTCTAAACAATTAGTTGCTTTATTCAGTTGTTTTACAAATATAAGAGTTCAAGATGACTTTAGAGATATTAACCCAGATTCAGATGATGAAATAGTCAATAATATCGTTAATGAAGTTGAAAAATTGTATCTTGAATATAAGGATAAGGAATTACAAAGAAATATAAATACAGGGTTCGATTACTCAATCAATTATGATTTACTGAATTATGTCGAGAAATGGTGTGAAACAGAATCTATCGAGGATTGTAAGCTTATTTTGCAAGAAATTGGAATTAAAAAGGGAATATTTTTGGGAGAATTTGTAAAAGCTATATTAAAAATTAATAACGTATCTGCTGAATTTGAAAAAATTGCTGAATTAACTGGTAATATTTCATTTTTAAGTAAACTTAAAGAGATACCTCATATGACGTTGAAATTTGTTGTAACAAACCAATCTTTATATGTGTAATTTGTTATAAAATTTAATAATTATGATTTAAAATTATAATTATATACTATTTTAGTAAATGGGAAATCAACTATCACTTAAAACAAGCACATTATTTATGATAAATCCGTTTATTATATCTTATTGTGATGTAAAACCTTGTTATGTGTTAAAAATAGAAATAGACGAATTAAGGCAAACAAATTTATCAATAATCAAAAAAAAATTAGAAGAACTACATGCGCCTTTAATAGATGATAAAATGAATAAAATAATAGACGCTCTTAAATATATGTTATGTAATGAAAATGATGCAATTATATCGCAAATTAACTATTATTTGTTTTCGAATTATAATTTTCCAGCATTACAAATTAAATGCTTAAATGCGAAGGAAAACCAATATATTCATTATACGAATTCTGATATAAATGTCAATAAATATTTTTGTGCAATTTGCCATTTAGATAAGATGTAAAAATGAATAAAAAATGAATAAAAAAAGAATAAAAAAAATTGAATAGAATATTTATAATTAATGTAAATTATAAATATTAATTGTAATGTCAGATATCGAATCGACCCTTTCGGATTATAATATTATGTTAGCTGAAGCTGCTATTTTATCAGATAAACTTATTCCAGAAAATAGTCCAATTCCGCCGTCAATATCTCATCAATATTATGATGACGTAAAAGAAGGTTGGGAATGGATTAATAGAGATGATGTTCCGGTAACAAGTTATAAACTAGTTGCCTCAAATGCAAATGGTCTTGCAACTTATGGGTTTTATAAGGCAAAATCAGGTAAAATTTATATAATTAATGCTTATTTAAATAATATAATATATGTGTTCGTTCCTTCAAAAAATATGGATTGTTTAAAAAATATTCTTTAAATTTAAATAGCGTCTTCTTATTAGTAGTTTTATTATTTTATTTATAAATTTTATTATTATATTTTTTCCATATTTTATTTGCTCTATATGTAATAATTGTTTACACCTTTTCTCAATTCACTAGTTATGAAAACGCCCATTTACTACGAAGTGATATTAGAAAATTAGTTATATTTTTTACGTTTAAATTCTATGTCAAAAGAATAATTATCTATATCACTTGGCGTTACCATACCATCTTCAATAGCTTTATTATACGACCACCACTCTATTGGTTTTATTGTCCATTTTTTTGTTTCAATATCAATTAATCCTGACGCATTAAAATCAAATAATTTAAATTGTCCGTCCTCACTTATACCAATATTATCTAACTTCCAATCTATATAAATAATTCCTAAACTTTGTAAATATGTTTTTACTTCCATCATTATATTTTTTATTTTACTCATATCTTCTATACTAATATCATCATCCAATAACTCCATATCAACATAATCTTTACCTACATCATATATTTTTACAATATTTTTATGAGGATTTTTCATTAATAATTCACATATTTTTTTCTCTGCTATGATGTTTGTCATTTTTCTAAAAAAATCTTTTCCTTCATGTAATATTTCTGCGTCTGTAGTAAATTCACCATCAATTGTTAAAACTTTTACACCTCCAATAGTATTTTTGTTTGTTTTTTTATGTTTTCTTGTATTTTTGTTTGGTTTTTTATGTTTTCTTGTATTTTTGGTTGTTTTTTTATGTTTTCTTGTATTTTTTTTTGATTTATTCATATATATATTATGGAGATTTTAATATTACACCTTTTATCATTTAGACAAAATGTTTCATATAGACCGCGAAATACAATTTGCTAAATTAGTTGATGATTTTACAAATTTACACAATAATATAATATATGTGTTTGTTCCTTCAAAAAATATGTATTGTTTAAAAAATATTCTTTAAATTTAATTAGAGTCTTCTTATTAGTAGTGTTCTTATTTTATTTATAAATTTATAATTTTATTTAGTATTTGAATATTTTGAATAATACCTAAATTTTTTAAATAATGTTTATATTATATATGAAATTAGTTATTAGGACAGTAGTATTTCACGCGCTTTGTATAATAGCTTTTGCACTTATTTATTTGCACATTGATGATAATTTTCAAAGCAATAAAGTTTCTGAAAAAAACAAAAGGTATACAAGTTTTATTGATTTTCTTTTATTGAGTACGACAATTCAGGCTGGCGTAGGTATTTCAGACTTATTTCCAATATCGTTTTTCGGTAAAATAGCAGTTATAATACAACAATTTATCATGCTTTTGACACATGTTATTACGCTTTATATATTTACTCTTTAAATACTCTTGATATATTTTTAAAACCGACTACAATTAGTATTTAAAAAAGAATTATAAAATTAATTTTTTAACAAAATGATTTAAAAATATAAAGGCATATATTATAATGTTTAAACAACAAGAGGAAGAAGAAACAAAAGAGGAAGAACAACAAAAAGAAGTTCTTAATCTATCACCAGAAGAATTAAAAGAATATAAACGAAGAAAAAGAGAATATGTTATGAATTATCTGATAATTATGTGCAATGATGCTTATAATAGAGCTAATAAGGATGCTCTGCCTAAATATGATCAATCTGAAAATTACGATCCTATCAAAAGATTGCCAGATGAGCCAAAATATGATGGTCTTAATAGTTTTAGAAAAATTAAAAGGACTTATTACATAGATGGATTTATAAAGAGTACAACAAAATTAATATAAAGAATATGTAAATTATATATTTATTATGATAAATAATAAGTATATAATAATAAATAAAATAGGATCAGGTTCATTTGGATTAATATATAAAGGACAAAACGTAAGAACAAAAGAATATGTCGCCATAAAAGTTGAGCCTATAAATGACATTATAAAAATGTTGAAAAACGAGACGAAAATATATCAATATTTAAATGACTGCCAGTTTGTACCACAAATTAAGTGGTTTGGTAAAGATGATAATAATTATTATATGGTAATTAATTTGCTTGGTAAATCATTACAAAATATTATAGATATTCGCAAAAAATTCTCTCTAACTCTAACTCTAAAAGTTGGAATTAAATTACTTACTATAATGAAATCTATACATGATAAAGGTTTAGTCCATAGAGACATAAAGCCGCATAATTTTTTATTTTCATCCAATAGTTTAGATAAATTATATATAATAGATTTTGGGTTTTGTAAGACTTATTTAGTATATGGTGAACACATTAAACAAAATAAAATAAACGGATTAATTGGTAGTGCAAACTATGCAAGTATAAATTCGCACAAAAAAATGGAATTAAGTAGACGAGATGATTTAGAATCAATATTTTATATGTTATTTTATTTTTTACATGGTTCACTTCCATGGTCTGAAATATTAGATGAATCTATAATTGCAGGCTTAAAAATAGATATTATTGAACATAACTATAATTTACCTACTATTTTATTGGACTTTATAAAATATATTAGAGAGATAAAATTTGAGGAAACACCAAATTATTTTATATTTATTGATAAATTTATTAAAGAAATAGAACTTATTAGTAAAATAAGTTAAAAATAAATATTTAATTAATAAAATGTCAAACCAATACGATAAAATGGAAGATTATATTGAATCTATGTTCAGTTTTTTCAAGTTAGTTAATCAAAAAGCAGAAAAACAACATGATAAACGTCTTAAAATGATATCACTTGTTATATTTAATTATACAAAATATATGGCAAAAGAATATAATGTTGATTTGACGGCCGTAAAAGAACCCGAAAATATTAATCTGATACCTGTTTTCGAATACATATCAGTAAATAATGTTGAATTATATGATTTTGACACTATTGATACAAGTGATTTAGACGTTACAAAGAAGGAAGATCTAGAAAGATTCGTATTATCGCATGTCTATTATATTACCCAATGCAAATAAATTTCACTTTTATTGTGTACCATATTTTGGAAACAGAATCCATTAGACTGCTTATGGTCTTGATATTGCGATTATTCCTTCATGTGGGCAGGTTGAATTTATATTATTAACCTTAAACAATTTAAAGATAAATACATTATTATAATTATAAAAAGAATGACATCTGACAAAGACACTGTTTCACCCTCTACTACTGCTGAACATTTAACTGGTCGCGTTAAGTGGTTCAACAATAAGGCTGGTTATGGATTTATTACTGTTACTGATAGTTCTAGATCAGGCTCCGATATTTTTGTTCATCATAGTTCAATTGATGTTGAAAACCAGCAATACAAATACTTGATTCAAGGCGAATATGTTGAATTTGATTTAATTAAGACTGATTCCGAGAAGCATGAATGGCAAGCATCAAAGGTTGCTGGAATTAAGGGTGGTAAATTAATGTGTGAGACAAGACACGAATTGAAGCAATCAAAAACGGAATATAAGTCAACTAAGGATACAGGAACTAATACAAGAGAAACGACTGTCCAAAGAGAAACGACTGTCCAAAGAGAAACGACTACCGCAAGAGAACCCACTACCCCACGCCAAAGAGCCCCAAGAGAAACAAAGGTAGCTCCTAGACTCCGCGGTGAAGGACCAAGAGCATCTACAAAGGTGGATAGTGACGGAAAAGAATGGACTTTAGTCGCAAAGACTACTCAACCAGTTCAAAAGAGTAGACCTCGCAAGGCTGCGACAATTGAGTCGAAGTAAATAGTTTAGAAAAATATATTTAAAAATTAAATCTTATTATTATTAATTTTTAAAAACTAATTTGTTATTATAATATATAATGACCAAAACAGATATTAACGAGGTTAAGCTTGGTGGTGCCAAAAGAAAAAATGGACATAAATCTAACTGTAATTGTCATATTTGCGAAAATATGAAAAATAAGGCTAAACGCGGAGGATATGAAGATGATGTTGAAAAAGAAGAAGAAAAAATTATGGGAGGTTCAAAAAAGAAAAATGGTCATAGAAAAGATTGTGGATGCCCAATATGCAAAAATATGCGTAATTCAAAGAAAGGTGGTGCAGATGATGATACTTCTTCTTCTGATGAAGATGAGGAAGTAGTTCCTCAAGAAGGTGGGAAAAAGAAGAAAGGTAACGGTCATAAAGCCAATTGTATGTGTCCTATTTGCAAAAATATACGTAAAAGTAAAAGCATGAAAGGTGGCGATGAGCCTGATATTGAAAACCAAAAGGGTGATATTGAAGAAGGTGGAATTAAACCAGAAACAACTGCTTCGTCTGATAATGAAACAAAAGCATCTGATAATGAGTATGATGCGTTAGATGCAGCTGAAAAAGGTGAGGCTGGAACAGCTGTTGTTGGTGGGAAAAAATCTAGAAAAAGACGTGTTAGAAAAGCAAGAAGAACAAGAAAAAGGAATAGATCTAGTAGAGGTCGCCGTTAAATAATTATAATAATTTTTTATTAAAATTAAATGAAATATTATTTGAAATAAAATATATAATACGACAATTGATATAAATATATTTATATAATTATATTTATGGTGCGAAAATTTTTGAAATTAGACGATGATGATTTGAAAAATCATCCGCATAAATATGATGAAGAACAATTAATTTACACTCTTCAAACTTATTGTCCGAGTTTACGCATATTAAATAGGTATCAGACGTTATCTGCATATATATGTTCGAAATATGTGATATTTGGTGGAAATAATGAAAAATACGGGGATTGTTCAGAAGACAGATGGCTCGATGACAATAATATTTTAAGTTGTCAGAAACATTTGACACAACAAGAGCTTTGTTATGCTCATTATTTCGTTGAAAATGAAGAAGAATCCGAGTGTGAAGAGCTGAAAATGATGGGTGCAAATGATATTAATTTTCAATTTTAAAAAAAATTGAAATCTTTTTAAAAGTAAAAATAAAAGACATAATGCCAAGTCTATACAAACCCTAAGTTTATTGAAAATGCCAGTTATTACTAGAAACCAAATGAAGAATTCTTCTGATATTAAGTCTAAGTCAATTACAATTGATTCTTCTTATTTGCTAAAGAAGAATGAATTTATTGAAAATATAAAGCAAGGATTAGAATCACTTGATGCAGTGAAAGGAACGGAAAATAAGATGAACCAAGCGTATGAAGTATTCTCTATTGTTAGAGTTGAAATGCCTGAAATGATGAAGAAGGACCCTGATACTTGGATTAAATTTGTTCTTGTTGTTTATAATAAGATTTGTGTATTGGAAGAACCATACAAAAATGGTGATTATGATGTATGCAATGCTGATACTATTATAAAAACAATGAATATCTTTAAGGAAGTTAAGAATTTATGCGTTGAACCTCTTAAGAATATAAAATACGATATTGTATTTGCTATGTCAAACAAAGCTATAACATCATTAGCTGCTTTAAGAACTGCCAGACAACGCATATATGCTGAGGAAAATGTCAGAAAATTGAGGGACAATACGCGAATTAATTATTCAAATATGGGTGGAAATTATATTTATATTGAAGTAGATGATTTGGTAAATGTTGTTAATTCAGAAAGCGAATCGAAACAATTACAACAAATGATGAATCAATTATATAGAATTGAAAAGCAAGACACTGATTATGTTTTTGAGGAAGATTATGATGATGATGAGATTGAATTTAATAAGCAAGAAGTCGATAAGGAACAAGTAAAGGAACAAGTAAAGCAGGATTTGCAAAAGGTAAATGAAAATATTGTGATGAAAATTGACGAGAAAGTGTCTTTAAATATTTATGCGCGTCCTAAGCGTATTGTAAAGAGAGTAAATTATGTTGAAGATAACGAAGAAATTATAGTTAATGTTTGCAAAGCCTATTTCAATCGAGAAAATGGTAGAACAACAGTAACTCATAAGTGGACAAAGTCTAATGCGAATGAAGTAGGAGATTCTGAATATATTCCGGAAAGCGACATCGAAGAAGAAGAATAAAATGTATGTTTATATGTGTATATGTTTGTATTTATTTGTAATGTAATTTAATTAACTATTTTTTATTATGGTTTTTATTTTTGGTTTCATATTTATATATCATTAACTCATCGTCTTCATTAATAATTTCTGGCTCTTTAAATTGTTTTGAAAAGTCATATTTAAAAATCAAATCACATGAATAATCTTTTTTTATTTTGGTTACCCAAATCGTTTCGCATAAGGGAATATATTGGTCATATATGTTTTTTCCGCCAATAATATATATCTTAAAATCGCTACTTAAATAAGGAAACATTGCTTTATAATTCTCTCTATTTTTAAGAATAGAATCATATATAAGAATATTATCAGTAAAAATAGCTTCATCATATCTTCCTTTTTTATTGTCTGTAAATTGTTTCGGATTACTAGTTAAAACAATATTTAATCTATTTTTAAGAGGTCTAACATTCTCAGGCAGAGATAAAAATGTATTTTTACCCATAATTACGACATTATTTTTTGTTTTATCAGAAAAGAATTTCAAGTCTTTTTTAGAATGCCATGGAATAATACCATTTTTAGATAACCCGTTATTTATATCAATCGCATAAATAGCTTCCATTTAATTATATACCATTAATACGGATAATTTTATATTTTAATTTAATATATAATTATATGAATAATCAAATTATAGAAGATTCAATTAAAAAAATATTTAATAACGTAACAAATAATTATATATTTATATATACGCCACCTAAAGTTGGTTCAACTACACTTGTAACTTCTTTGCGTATTTCACTTGGACAAACATATAATATAATTCATATTCATGATGAAGTAATGTTAAGTGTTTTAACTGGTATAAATGGCGTAAAAATAAACGATATTATTCATTTTCTCTCTAATCAAGGGAAAAATGTCTATGTTATTGATGTTTATAGGACAGCGATAGAGAGAAAGATGTCCGAATTCTTTGAAAAGTTATCACCTTATCACTTCAATAATAGTGAGGAAAATATAAGCAAATATTCTTTAAAACGTATTAGTGATCGATTCAATAAAATAATTCCTCATATAGAATTTAACGACCACTATTTCGATAAATATGGGATTAACGAACAAGATATAGTTCCGTTCGATTTTATCAATAAATATACTATTCAAACCATTAATGGTGTTAAATACGTTAAGCTTAGATTATGTGATTCTGATTTATGGCCTTCTATTCTCTCTATAATATTTAATTCAGATATCGTTGTTATACATGATTATAAAACAGAAGATAAAGGAATTGGTGAATTATATAAAAGATTTAAAAACGAGTATATGCTACCAATTAACTATTATAATCAAATGAAAAATGATAAATATTTAAACTTCTATTATAATGAGTTAGAGAGAAATAAATATTTGGAACAATGGCTACCAAAATTATCTATGTGTGAATCAACGCCTTATTCTGAAGATGAATTTAAATTTTATATTAATTTATGCCTTGAAAATCAATACATTAATGACATTCAAATTGATCATTATATAGATAATGGATGTTTTTGTGAATATTGCTCAAAAAAAAGAATAGAAATATATTTTGCAGCAAAAGTTGGAGTGAAAACATTTAATAAAATAAATCATAATGAAATAATAAACGAAGTAAAAATCGAAAAAATGAAAGAAAAAATGAAAGAAAAAGTAAAAGAAGTATTAAATAAAAGACAAATTCGTAATAATAAATATGCTCCAAAACAGTTTGGAATTAATTTATCAAATAAATCCACACGATAAAAGCGCTAGATTATTTATTAACTTATTATTCAAATTAATAAGTTAATAAATAAACATAAGTCCATCTTCGTCTTTGTATTCAAATTTGTAAAAATTTGTGGGCGGCATAGTATCTATTCTGCCACCACTCGTCAAATAAATAAGCGTCCAGTTATATTTTTTCTTTATATTTATTACCTCTTTTACAAGCTTTTCTAGGTCAATCCATCTAACGCAATTATATTTTGTATAATCTGTTTTATCCATATTCGCAATAATAATGGTAATTTCTCCCTTTTCTAATAAATCAAATCCTTCAATATTTTTAACATAATCCATAACATTTTCAACTTCAGCCATATTAGTTAAATGTGTAATTTTCTCTTTATATTTTACCATTTCAATCTCATTAGAATTAATTTTTTTAACTAATTCGCATCGATCTCTTTTTAATTCATCATTTTTTTGCTTTATATCTGAATACTCAGCATTTAATCTATATAAATCTAATTGCAAATTATCCATATTATCATATTTATGCTTTAAATTATTATTAAATGTTATAATTCAATTTTAAATAATTAAAAAACCTTTTTTTAAAGGCGGTCAAACATTGTTTTATAATATAATTAATTATATTTTAATTTTATATATGCCATTTATTAGTAATTATAATGGAGCTATGAAAATATTAACAGAAATAGGAAATGAAACTTGTAAAGAAAGTTGTAAAACAACTTGGATACGTAATTTAAAATATGCATTAAAAACTAAAACAAATCCTTTAGCACTAAACAAAAAACAACGTAAAAATATGACTGAAAAACTTAAAAGCGTTTCTGGTAAAAATACTATAAACCAAAATAGCAAAACATTAAAAAAATATAAAAATAGAAAATCTCCACCATACCCAGCAAATGAAAATTGTAATAAACAAATTGTTGGTAATGACGGAAAACTTTATATATCTAAACCAAATATAAATAACATTTGTTCTTGGAAAAAAATATAATCATCATTTTAAATGAGAAAAGGAAAAAATCCTAATTAAAATTAATTACAATACAAACACCATATAGAATTTAACACAATACAAACACCATATAGAATTTAACACAATACAAACACCATATAGAATTTAACGAACATGCTTATTACTTTCTGCGGGCAATTCCAATGCGAGTTCTTCAATTAATTTTCTGAATTTTTCGCATTCCTCTTCAGTCAATACAACATAAGTCATACCTGAGTCAGCTTTATCTGGAAATTTGAGATTTAAAAGAGTTGCGTAATGTATTGAACCTTTCGAAGTAAATTCACTTCGTTTTAAATAAGCCGACCCGCCTTTCTGAAAGGTTATTTCTCCGTCCTCATATAGATGATATATCTTATTACCGTTGGGTGATTCTGTCTTAATAATAAGACCAGTTGGTGATGCGTCATAATGCGCATTGCTAGCAGCAATAATATCAGCATTTAACTGCTGGATTCTAGATTCGATGTTAGACATTCTGATAAGTTATTTAATTATTATACTTTTAATTATTCAATAAAAAAGCAATTCAATTTTAAAATAAATTAAAAAAATTTAATTAAAATTACAAATACAAATACAATATAATTACAAATACAAATACAAATACAATATAATTACAAATACAAATACAAATACACATACAATACAAATACAATTAATATACAGCATAACCAGTTCTCATATAATTCTCATATTGACACTCCTCCTTGGTTCTTTTACCTAATTTCTTCATTTCCCAAATTTGAAATTCACTTGGCGACATACTGCTTCTAATCTCCATCTGTTCTTCATACCAACATCTGGCTTCAAACACGAATTCTTCGTCTCTTCTAAGATAATCTTCGTCGTCTTCTTCTTCTTCTTCTTCTGAATAATGGATTGGTGAATAACCAAGCGAATTGTTGTCTTCCTCATCGGAGTATTCTGAATTATAAATGAACTCGCTTTCAGTATTTTTTGAAACAACTTCTTCAACTTCATTATTAAAATCATCCAAAGCATCACTGATAATACCCTTTATATCATTCCAGTCGGAATCAATAGGCTGTAAGCCGAAGAACCCACTATGGTCGTGAGGGTCGACATCATCGAGTAAATAGTTATGGGTCACTACGCATTTGGTTAAATCGAGTAACCATGGTCTTGGGTCAATACGGACAACGAACCAATTTTCACCCTCATACATAAATCGGGTTTCTTTAGTTGGGTTGTTCAACCGCTTAATAAAGTTGTATGCTGATTCAGTCTCATGCCACTCATGAATGCGAATGTATGCCCTATAATATAAAACATTTTGGCACACATAGGGCTTATAGACCACGTCACGTACTGTCGCAATTTCGTTAACGTAAAAGTCTTCAAACATATTGGCTGCGGGATAACTAGCTTCGATACGGGGCATAAATAAGCTCATAGTAGACATTTTGATAGATTGAAGTTTAAACTTGATGCGGGTTCCTGGGAATTATATCTTACTCATTAGAAGAAAAAAGTAATTCAATTTTTTTGTTTTGAGGCTGAAATTTAAGTTTACTAAAAATTTATAATAATCAGCTTTGACAAATATGGACGTTATTGAAGCCTAATAAAGACCTTATTTATAAGCTTTACAAGTCGCTTCGCTTTATAACAGTCGCTTCACTTTATAACAGTCGCTACGCTTTATAAATTTTTAGTTGATTATATTTATGGTTTTCAATTTAAAAAATTGAAATACTTTTATTATCCAAATGAAATTTATTACAAAACCAGCATTATCAAGTTTCAAACATGAATCAATCATTAGTAAATAAAGCTAAGGTTAATTATTTTATTGATAAGCTGCCTGCGGACCTTCAAAGTGTTATATTCAGTTTTGTGCCTCCAACAGATACCGCAAAAATTATAAAAAAAGTAGTTGATGCATATGAACAAGACCATAAGCCTGAACTTACTGAAAGATATAAAATGTATTACGTTAAAGACATTTTATCATTTGTTGATTATATTTATGATAGCAACTCATGTATGGGTCACGGTTATAACTTTGGTCCAAAAAGTTATAACAATGGTAAGTTTGTATATTTCGTGCATGGTTGGATGGAATGGTTAGTTGATAAACCAAACCGAATAAAAAATATGTAAACCAGATTTTAATTATATTTTAAAGGTGAGGTCACTTGACCAATAACTTTTTTTTATATTATATTTTATATGAAGGATAAAATAAAATTGAAATACTTTTATAGAATATAAATTAAAATATAATAAATAATATATCAACTTTCCAAAATGTATTTTCCTATTGTTGTTATAAATATTAATATCGGATCTTATGATATTAAGATTGGTACGCGCTATATTAAATTTTATTCCATAACGCCAATGCAGTTCACGTATATTGCTCAGTGTCTCCATTACATAAAATATGACCCAAATTACCGCAGCTATATTGATGGAGCAATTATTGAAACTAAGGACGAACAAATAATCGATAAAATTCAATTTTATATTGAAAATGGTAGTAAGCTGTAATTCATTATATTTATATTTTGTTATTGTAATTATATTTTAATTAAAAAATTGAAAATTTTTTTCATAATTTATAAAAAACATAACAATAAATATAATATCAAGTATGAACTTTATTAATAATTCAAACGTTGAAGTATATGTTGAAGGATGGGTCAGCGAAATAGAAGGGCTTACTGTTAATAAAATAAAAACGGTTAAACCAGGTGAAAGCATATTGGTTGAGAAAAGCATTACTGGGAATTGGACTATTTTAGGTACAGATTTTGAGAGCATTGGAGAATTATATTATACACCCACTAGCTATAAAAAAATATATTATATGATATTTAATGACACTTTCAAGTGCGAATATATTATTTCAGATGATAAACTTATTAATTTTACATTACATAATTTATAAAAAAAGTTATTGATCAAGTGACCTCACCTTTAAATTTTAATTAAATTTTTTTATTACAAATGCATATTTCGTGTCTCATTCCAAGTTCTGAGCTTTGATTTATCAACAAAGCCAACTATATACTTGCTTACTCGATAAAGATGCACGTTTTTAAGAGCTAGAAGAACATTTGGAGTTCTTTCAGAATTATTAAAGCAAGCTATCATAAATTTTTTAGGGCAGTTCATAATAAATTCTTCATATTGTTCCCACATATTTGTCTCTATAAGGAAGGTGCATAAAGTAAACATAGCATTTATATTATATGTCAATCGCATATCAATGCTTACATAATCAAATATTTTTTTAAATATATCTAAATGTGGTTTTTCTAAGTCAGAAACATCAATTTTATTTCTCTCAGCAACGTATTCACATTCTTCAAAATACTCATTTGAAGCTTGAATAAATGTATGTATAGTTGAACTTAGACAAACACATTTTGATATATATTTATTTTCTTTATACTTTGGAACAGATTTAGGTCTAAGTTGACCAACAGATGGATAGCCTTTGGAATTGCGTGGAATATTAATATTATTATTAATTGATTCAATTTCAATATTATTGAAAGAAACCTTTTTTGAATGAGAACGAGTGTTAACAGACATTTTATTGATTTAAATTAAATATGATTATTATAATGAGTTACCTTTATTAAATTTTGAAAAAAGTATTTCAATTTTTTTAAATAAAACATAAATTAAAATTATCGATATAAAATATACATGCCAAAAACAAAAAAGAATTATAAAAAACGTAGAACTATAAGAAAAAGAAAATTAGTAGGAGGATCACAAGGATTTGCAGAATCTTTAAGAGGAAAAACAAGAACAATGCGTAATAGAACACCAGAGAGAAAAAGAACAATAATTCCAAATGGAAGAAATAGATTTAATAGGACAAATATAAATTATGTTCCATCTCAAGACCTAAGATTTATAGCTACTCCTCCAAAACCAACAACAAGAGAAAGTCCGCCAAAATTTAGAGACAATGGTTTTATGGTTGATAACAAATTTGGCCCTAATGAACAAGGATATTATTTAGGTCCTAGTGTAATTAGAGGCGAAAAAGGTATTCCTCATGGAAAAGATGGATTAATTAAATATTCATCTGGACATTTATATGTAGGTGATTTTAATAAAGGTAAGAGAGAAGGAACAGGAAGCTTTATAGTTAAAGATGGACCAACTTATGAAGGCGAATGGAAAGAGGATAAATTTGTTCCATTTACAGAGTGGAAATCACAAAATAAATAAAAATTCATAATTTAAAATATAATAAATTATGAATAAAAAATTCAGGAAAAAAGAGTATTGCTAAATAGCTCATCTTTTTAATATATTTAAAACATGCAAAACATAATTACAACATATAATATACAAAATACAAAACATAATTACAATATACAAAACATAATTACTCAATAAAATTCACATATGCATCTCTATATCCAAGCGATGGTTCTTCTTCGTCTCCTTCTTGAAACTCTCCGGTAAAAGGGTCCTTGTTGTTACCCAAGCATTCCTCAATAAAATCTGACGTAACAGGGACATCATTAGAGTGATAATTTAGCATAGAACTAGTAGAACCCGTTAAAACATTTCGACGTTTATCCTGAATGTCAATTCGTAGATTGAATCTCTCCTGAAATTCCATAATTACAAATCTAGTCAAAAGCTGGCGTCTGAGTCTGTATTTATCGACGTTTCCTAATGCTTTTGGCAGCCATTCAAAATCAACAAATACGTATTGCGAGCGTTCACCTGTATGAAAATATGGGTCATTAGTATAATAGACATCTATTGATTTGATTATCTTGACTCCAAATTTCGCAATGAGTAATTCTTCGATGTATTGTTGGTGCATCTTCAATACAGAGGAGTAATCTTTAAGGTATCGCTCTGTTTGTGTAAGACCATCAGAATATATAGGACAAACGCGAACTCTGATCGTGTCTTTTTCTTCCTTTTCTTCGTCTTTTTCTTCGTCTTTTTCTTGGTCTTGGTCTTTTTCTTGGTCTTGGTCTTTTTCTTGGTTTCCCATAAACTCAACGTCTTCTGCTACTATATTAGTCCTAATAGCATCGCTGCGTACATTTATGCTTTTATCCTGAATATGAACGGTTACGTATTGATCTTGCAATTTAATTAATAAATGACTATGATAAAGCATGACTGTGCTGCATTGTATCATTGGGTTAGTATTAGGTAGCCATTCGAAATCGACAAACACGTATTGGGATCGTGCCGGTTCGCACTTCGCATGCGCATATGGGTCCTTCGAATAATATACCCATACGGATTTGATTATCTTGACTCCAAGATACTCAACAAGCATTTCTTCAATAGATTGAAGAAGGTTCAATCTCAGGTCGAAGAATCTGTCTTCTTGCGTATCATACTCAGCATTGGGAGAAACGCGAACTCTGGTTATTTGGCTTTGGTTAATAGTAGTAGTCATTTTTAGCTTAAAACTTGTTGATATTCCTTTTTAATACTTATCATAATATTGTGAAAAAGTATTTCAATTTTTTTATTTTGAGGCCGAAATTACAAACCACTAAAAATTTATAAAACGAAGTGACTGATTATAAAACAAATATATTAAAAAAAGTTATTGGTCAAGTAACCTCACCTTAAAAATGTAATTAAAATATGTATTTGGTTCACCACTGATAATCAAGCGTATCATATTCCTCTCGACCGTAAATGCACCCATCGTATTGTTTTCTATGTATAGTATTGAAAACGTAGCTGCTAAAAGACAAAATATTTTTAATATAATATTTTTTTGTGTAGTTAGTTAAAACAGGGTCATGGTCCATTCCGTAGATATTTATAATATTATTTATTAACTTTGCCTCATTGGTTCTAATAGAAGTCAATGGTATAAAATAGAATATACATTTTTGAAGGGCCAAAGGCAAATTGTGAATACACTCAGCCGTCTTATTGTAATCTTGAATAATTTGAGACGACATTTCGAAATAATCAAATAGAAGTTTAAAACTTTGATTCTCTGGTTTTGTAATGAATTTCATTTGATGTTATTTTCTTTTTCAATTTTTTCTTTATAGGCCGGAATAATAATTAACTAAAATTCTATAATCAAAGCGACTGTTAAATTGAATCAATACTATTTGACACTAATTAAGGTCGCCAGGATTATCCTGTATTTAAATAACAGTGTTCATGTGGAATTATAAATAATTTGCAGGCGTCAATATAGGTAAATCCTAGTCAAGTTGGTCATGTTTGACTCCACCTTTCTCAAAGGTGGAATTAAATTTTTAGTAAAGGCCCGAATAAGTAATAGAAAAAAAAAATTGAATAAAAATTTTGATATAAAGTAAAAGGCATAATTGAGAATTCCTCAAAGTCCAAGTCTCGAACTTCGCAGTCAAAAGTCA